CGTGGCCTTTAACTTGGCTCAGCGCGTGGGCCATCCCATCAGCACGCACGATGCGGAGATTCTGGACAAGCTGCGCCGCGCGTGGGATGGGGCTGTTGGGTGATGCATAACGATCGAATTCAGCCGCCCGCCGTGGCGGGTCGGCTGGAATGAGGGGTTGTGCTTCACCCATCCGAAGCGCGCAGACAGTGGAGTGCCGACATGGCCGGACGAACCTATGTGGTGTGGGAGCCCGCGAACGGGCAGACGATCGTGGACGGCCGCCGCTTCACGGCTGACGGCCCACAGCACGCGGCCGAGCAGTGGGCCGATTGGAGCGACTACGCGAGCAACGAGTACCACATCATAGGCGGCCAGCCTGCGACGGTGATGGTGCGCGACGTGAACGGCGGACCCACGCGCGAGATGATCGTGAGCGGCGAGAGCATTCGCCGGTACGCCGCGAAACTCCGAGTGCAAGACGCCCCGCGCGCAGCGTGAAGCACAACGTTCGAGCTAACCGGGCCACGCCCGCGAGGAACACCGATGACTGATGACAGTGCCGGCGTGGGTCCGGTTGAGCGAGTAGTTAGATGGCTGGTGCCGGAGCGAAGGAACCTATGAACCGCGTGTATTTCGGAGACTGCCGCGACACGATGCGCGACCTGAAGGCGCAAGGTGTGCGCGTGCAGTGCTGCGTGACAAGCCCGCCTTACTTTGGGCTGCGCGACTACGGCCACCCCGGGCAGATTGGCCTGGAGAAGACGCCGGCCGAGTACGTGGCCGCGCTGGTTGAAGTGTTCGAGGGCGTGCGCGAACTGCTAGCCGACGATGGCGTGCTGTGGCTGAACCTGGGCGACAGCTACGCCAACGATGCCAAGTGGGGCGGCAGCAGCGGCGGCAAGCATGTGCAGGCGCTGCACGGCAACACCGGCATTGGGCGCGGCAAGAAGGAAACAGGCCTGAAGCCGAAGGACTTGGTAGGCGCACCGTGGCGGGTGGCGTTTGCGCTGCAAGAAGCCGGCTGGTATTTGCGCCAGGACGTGATATGGCACAAGCCGAACCCGATGCCTGAGAGCGTGACCGACCGCTGCACCAAGGCGCACGAGTACCTCTTTTTGCTGACCAAGAGCGAACGGTACTACTGGGACGCGGAAGCCATGAAGGAGGACGCTACCGGCGCACTGCCCGGCAACGTGAGCCACAAGCACACCGCCAAATACGAGGACAGCGGCGACGAGAAGCACCGCACCAAGGCCGGGCTGGTGGCCTACGCGCAGCGGCAGCGCAGCAAGCGCGACAGTTTCAAGCGCGACGACAGCAAGCGCGCGGAGGTGATACCCGGGCAGACCGTGGGCACGCACCGCGCTGACCGTGACGAGAGCGAATACGACACCGGCCGCCGCAACCGCCGCAGCGTGTGGACGGTGGCCACCCAGCCCTACGCCGGGGCGCACTTCGCGGTGTTTCCGGCCGCGCTGATTGAGCCCTGCATCTTGGCAGGCAGCAGGCCGGGAGACTTGGTGCTTGACCCGTTCATGGGCAGCGGGACAACGGCCCAGGTGGCGCAGGCGCTGGGCCGGCAATGGATCGGGTGCGAACTCAATACCGAGTACGCGCCACTACAGCAGGCACGCACTGCGCAGGCAGCGCTTGCCATCTAACGCCCGAGCTAACTTGCCTGCCACGCGGGCGCAACAGGAGGAACGATGAGCACGGAAACGCAGGAGAGCCACGGCGCCGTGGCGGGTCAAGTTGAGCGGAGTGTTAGGCCTCGGCTCTGGGTAGTGCGCGTGGTGCGCGAGGCCTACGTACTAGCCGACAGCGAAGAAGATGCGCTAGAGGCTCAGGGCGAGATTGAGCGGTGGGAAGACAACCCGGAAGTGACGGCGATGCCCGACAACAACGCGATCCGGTTGCGCGGCTGGGATGACGACCCCGAGCGCTGCGTGGTGTACGGCGCAGACGCCAACATCACACTGGCAGAGGCCCGCCGCCTGTGTTCCGAGGCCTAACGTTCGAGCTAACCGGCCCAGCGGGGCCGCACAGGAGTAGACGATGCAAGACGATGTAGCCGGCCCCGATGGGTCCGCGTTGAGCGAGGGGTTAGGCGCTGGCGACGAAGACCGCGAGATTGCCCGCGTGGAGGGCTTTTCTTGCGGACGAACGCCGTGCATTCGGTGCGGCAAGACGCTGCACCTTTACTACAACGGCGGCGAGCTGGACTCGGTGGAGTGCTGCGGCCTCACGTACAAAACCGAGACGCAGCGCGTGGACTTGGTGGTGTACGAACGAAGCGCCTAACTAGTAGATACCGTGACTATGAAAAGTCATCGCCGCAACCAAAAGCCCAACCGCTGGGCACATTGCAACACGCCAGCTGCTCGTCGGCGACGCCGCGCGTTGATGGACGCGCGCCGCGAAGCCATGGCAGCCACGCTGCCGCCGATCCCAGCCGATCCCGCTCCTGGTCAGCTTTGGCAGCGCGTCGTTGTCGAGCTGTACGTGCCCGCCAAGGCGCGATGCGACCAGCATGCTGTCGTCATCGACGGAGAGCGCGTCGGTCTGTTGGGCGGCGTCGCAATCGGTCAGGCCGTGGCGGACCGCGTGGCCAAGCGGCCGAGCTACGCCCAGCGCGCCGAAGAGCGGGATATGGCCTAGGTCTAGAATAAAGCCCCCCGGCCTGTCCGGTTGTCTCCTCCTCTCATGAGGCTTCCCGGCCGCCCAGCGCGGCCGGTTTCTTTTCACGACGGGCACTCGCTCGCGGGGTTGAGGTTGCGAACAAGCGCGCGGCCAGGTCGCGCTCGCGCAGCCTGGCGATCTTTAGCTGCTCGGGCCGCCTACGGGAGCCCAGCCCCGCTGAGTAACACGACTGCCTTCGCCGGGGAACCCGGGAACGCCCGTACCGGAAGCAACCCATGTGTTCGTATCAGGGCGCGGGTCGCGAATCGCTTGAGGATCCGCGACGGGATACATGCCGAGTTGCGGTTGCGGCTGATCGGGCACCCAGCACTGCGGGCACGCGCGAATCTGTGTCTGCTTTGTCTTGACGGTAAGGTTCTTCAGCTTCTTCAGGTTGCAACGGAACGCACAAACGTCGCAAAACCCTAACGCTTTAGCGCCATTAGCAAAGCGATTTGCCATGCTTTATATCCTTCTCAACTCGGCAGCGGCTGAACTGTTTGTGACAAAGCTAGGTTGGTTTGCATTCCATGTATATCCCGCAAAACTGCTTAGGACTCCGTTTGAATCAAAAAATGCAAAACTCCCGCCGCCCCAAGTAATGGGGCTAATAGTTCGCTGCACCATACCAGGTGTGTCACTAGGTGATAAAACAACCGGATCCCCAGAGTTTGACGCCAAAATACCAACAACCCATGATCCACTACCGACAAATGCAGCTAGATTCGGCCAGTTACGCGGGTTATTCCCCGCTACGTCTTCTGGCCCTTGTCCAGACGCCCCCGGGGCTACTTGTGCCCCACGATACACACAGACTAAAGGCGGAGATATGCCAGTCCCTGAAATACTGCTAATACTATTATTTGTATCAACAATCGCCGATATTCGGTAATTTAGAATAAAGCCGGTCCCCGAAGGGACAGTACATAAATTTGTATAGCCCGATCGTAGCGGAGGTAGTTGTCCACTTCCTTGTCTATCAACCGCAACAATTATATCCCCCGCATTATGCGCTGGTACAATCGTAGGCGCGTTAACATTATCATTAGGCACCCCCGCTCCGACGAAACTTATCACATCGCCGCCCGCGGCGCCGGCGGCCAGAGACGCGGCGGCCGTCATCACCGAGATGCCGAGGTGCTGCGTGGTGAAATCGTGCCGCTGCGCGCTCTCCATGGCCGCGGCGGCGCCTGCCGTCGGCACAGAGGCCCAACCGCCCAGCCGGTCGAACACTGCCGGCGTGCCGCTGTCGCCGGCCGACAGGTAGGGGCCGAAGGCCTGCAGATCGCAGCCCGCGCCGCTACCAGAGAACGGGACTGCTGAGTAGCTGGCAATGCGCGCGCCGGCCATGCTGTAGCGGTACAGCGTGCTGTTGCCGCCAGACTGAGGATTTCCGATGAACACGACCTCTCCGCCTACCAGACGCAGTTGCCCTGTCCTGGTCGCGCCTGGCGCGAAGTTCACGGTCGAGATCGCGGCCAGTGTCAGCGGGTTGCGGCTCTGAAAGCCGCTGGCGGCCGGGAAGATCAGCTCTGTGCCATCGCAGTCGAACTGCCGGAAGAGCGTCGCGTCGACGCGCGCCTGCTCCGCGCCTGCCGCGTTGTACCGGATGAGGCGGGTGCCGTCGTAGTTCACCGCATAGATGCTGCCGGCGGCCGCCGCGACGCCGATGATCTCTGTGCCCGATGGCGGCGGGAAGTCGGGCGTGATGTCGACGCTGGTCGATAGCCCGGCCGCCGTGAGGTCGTACACCCTGACCTTCGACGCGGTCTGCTGCAGGCTCGCAGGCAGGCTGTAGATGCCGACGGCCAGGCGGCTGTTCGACGAGTCCAGCGCGGCCCCGCTCACCATGAATGCGTAGGCCGTGTCCTCGAGCACGCCCTGCGAGGAATAGCGCCGCACTTGGTGATAGATGCCCGCCGTCGTCGTGTAGAACCGCTGGACTTCAACATGCCCGCCGGCAGGGATCAAGAATCGCCAGATCACCGACGAAGATCCAAGGCTGGGCAGGGCGCGCGTCACCTCGAATGCACTCCGCAGCGCCAGGGCGTCTGGATCCGACCGCATGGCCCACAGCTGCACGCGCAGCGGGAAGTTGCCGGCCACCGCCGGCACCGAATAGCTGGTCCCTGCAATGCCTTCCGTGCGGTCCAGCAGGTCGCCCGTGTCCGCCTTGCGCAGCTCGACGGCGTAGGTCACGCCAGGCTCCGGCCCGATGTTCCCGCTCTCGTCGCCCTCAAGATTCTGCTGCAGCCGGTTCCGATGCGACCACGCGATCGTGATCGGTGCAAGCGCCGTGGCCGGGTAGGCGGCCCCGTTGATGCGAACGCGGCCCGGCGGATATGGCCTGGCGGCGAGCGAATCGATGACAACGGAATCGGTTGGCGCGCTGCCCTCGGCGAGCTCGCCCAGGCTTGTGCGCGTAAGCAGCTTGACGTCGACCGCCTCGCCGTCGAGCCGCTGCGTCTCGTCGTCAGCGATCAAGTCGCCCAAGAAGAACGCCCGCGTGCCGCTGGCGTGCTGCCTGGCCACCGTGCCCATGACCCCCCTGCCGAACGCGATTGCGCCTGTGCCAGCATCGAACGAGTCCACGCGCACGATCTCGGGGCCGATCTGCGCGTAGGCGCCTGCAGCGATGAGATCGCCGTCCACGACGCCCGTCAGCGTGGCGGCCGCTGCGCCTGGCGTGAGCGCCGCAGAAAGAAGCCCCGAGGGCACGAAAGCGCCGCGCGCGGCCTCGGAGAAAGCGCCGCTGCCGGTCCTCGTCCTCATGCTGTAGTCGATCGCGTCCGGCCCGCCCCGAACGCCGGCGGCGACGACGTAGCCGGCATCGGAAGGCAACGCGGCCAGGTCGGCTGGCGACAGGCCGCGCTGAACCTCGTAGTACGTGGCCTCACGCGCCAGACGCGCCGCCATCGGCCGCGGCGTCTGGTTCGGCGGAACCCAGCCGGAAGGCTGTTGAGCCCCGTAGGTGGCGGCCGGCAGCCCGAACACGTCCTCGCCTGCCTCGATCTCGATCAGGCCGTCCGTCAGCTGCCCGATGTCCACGCGGAGCACCCGAAGCACCAGATCGGCGATCCCGAGCTTCGGCCAAGTCAGGCGAATCACGTCTCCGGGCAGCGCAGCGTAGGCCGTGCGATTGACGCGCATCCGAACCTTCGCCAGCGGCGTGGAAGCCGCCTGCAGATCCCGCATGGCCACCCGCAGCGCCAGCGCGGCCGTCGGCAGGCCGGGGTAAGCCTTGGCCTGCGCGGCTGTCTCCTCCTGGGCGGCGATGTTGGCCAGGTTGTGCACCGTCACGCTGCCGCGGCGGCCTGTCGCCACGTCGTTGAATTTGACGGTGATCGCATTGACGGCGCCGGCAAGCCCCGGGCGCTGGTAGGTATCGACAGACCGAACGGAGCTTTCGTCGTACACCGGCAGCGATGCGAGGCTGTAGTTCGCGCGGATCGGCGTGAGCTTGAACAGGCCGGTGCGCCTGTCCTGCACCAGCTGCGCGCCGGCGTGGTCGAGAACCACCTGCAGGAACGCCTCGATCTGCTCCTGCCTCGCCCAATGCAGGCACAGCCCCATACCCTCGTCAAAGAAGGTATCCGCCGCGGCCCTGAAGCTCACATCGTCGATGATGCTCGCGCTGTAGCCCATGCCCCACTCTGGATCGGTCAGGCACTGGTAGACGATATGCGCAGGGTTCATGCCGATGATCGGCGGCGTGATCGAGCCCTTGAAGATGCGCAGATTGCGGTAACTCGTGACTCCGACGTTCCCACCCCAAGTGTTCGGGATGTCTCCGACGCCATACTGATAGGGGCCATTGATGCCGATACGGCACGGTCCAGAAATCGCGCCAGCCGTGCAGGTGTTGGATCCTACGAGCGCTCCGTTCTTGTACATGCGCAGCGTGGTCCCGTTGCGCTCGACGCGGTAGCTTGTCCACGCCCCGAACGTTGCGGGACAACTGACCAAGCCGGCAATATCCGGCGCAGAGAAGCTGACGATGCTGCTGTTTTCCGAGAACGACCACTTCCGAAGCATCGTGTAGTTGCCGGTTCCCGTCGTGGAGTTGACCTCCGTTCGGCAGAAGAGAAAGTTCGCGGGCTGAGATCCAATTCCGCCGTTACTGCCAGCGGCGTTCACCTCGAACTCGATCGCGAAGTCCTCGCCCTGCGCGAAGTCGAAGCTTGGCGACGAATCAAGGATGGCGGCCCTGTTGTTGCCGTCGACGCCGTAGGGCGCGAACGACGCGACGTCTTCTGTCACCGTGGCCGCAGTTGGCTGGTAGCTGGGCATGGTGTACAGGTACGGGAACGCGTTGTTCTCGTCTGCGCCAGCGAAGATGGCGAAGGCGGCCTGGCTTTGCACGCTCGAGGACTGAGCCGCCAGCACGATCGCCGCCTTTGCCGGATACCACGCCGATCCTCCATGCCACCCCTGCAGGATGCGCCTCGTCTTGAACGCCCATGGCTTGACGTAAGGGTTGTTGGCGCCCACGTAACCCTGCCTGAAGACGGTGCTCAGTAGGCCGCGGAACGCCGGCACGAGCGCGCCGAGCTTCGACACCAGATAGCTGTTCGGCGCCTGTGACGGCTCGCCCATCATCACGTCGAGCGTTCCCTGCACGCCGCCCTCGCGCTCCTCGCCGCCGAACAGGTCTGGCGCATCGATGGCGATCGCGCCGGAAGCCGTCTGCTCCCCTGTCCATGCCGTGCGGTCGCCGACCCGGATCTCGGTGATGGCATCGACAGGCCCGTGGCACAGCCCCATGTGGAGCCCCATGTAGTAGCGCCACCCTACGGTCTGCGTCTTGCTGCCCCCGCTCATTCGGCCCTCGCTGTCTCGTGCTCCGCGCGCGCGTTGCCCGCCGCGCGCTGCGCCATCGCATCGCCTGTCGCCTCGATCACGCTCGCCGGGTATCCCTGGCGGGCCAGAACGCGCACGTCCATGCCGTGCCGTCGCATGAACTCGCGCAGGCCGCGCGCGCAGTACGGCTGCCCGTCTACGCCGACGCAGTGCCGAAGCAGCACGACCGGCTCGTTCACTTCTTTCCGCCCTTGCGCCTGATCGGCGTCGTTCTCAGATCGCCGTACCACACCACGTTTGGGCCGGTGATCCATACCTCTCCGAAGATCACGCCGAGCGGTCTCCCCTCCTCGGCGGTAGGCGCATCAACGTCCTCCACAGACGGCGGCGGCTGCTGCGGGGGCTTGGGCGCCAGCGCATAGCTGACTACCGCGGCGACAAGCAGGTACGCGACGAATTCCCATCCCATGCTCTGCCCTCAATAGATCGGATCGCCGCCGAAGGGATTCTTGGTCGGCATGAACGGGAAGCCGCCGTAGTTGGCTGTGTTCGAGAACTTGCCCGAGCACGTCGCGAGCGTGTGGTCGCATCCCGGGAACAGCGTCACCGTGGTCCCGGCGGCCAGACCCTGCGGAAGCGCAGCCACCGTGAGCGCATCGCCCACGTGGCCGCTGATGAAGCGGCGCTCGAAGATCGACGGTGCCAGCTCGAACTGCAGGTAGCCTCCAGCGAAGTAGCCGTCTGGCTGTGCCGCCGCCGCGGCCACATTGACTTGCAGGCCGCTCACAGACGCGACTGTTCCTGCCGCGTGGTATGCGGTTCGGCTGACGCCGCATGCCGATCCGTACAGCACATGAGGGCAACTGCGCTGGTACACCCGCCGCAAGCCCAGGCGCTTGATGCTGGTGACGATAGGCTCGCAGGTGATGCGCGCCTCCGGGCCGGCGAAGTCCACCGCCACCACGCGGCCAGACCAGATCGTCGCCACCTCGGAATCGCCCGCATGGATCTGCTGCACAAGCACGGTGATCGGCGTCGACGGCGCGACGACGCGGTGCATCTCGGCGATCTCAAGCTCGCGCGGTGCCGTGATCGTGATCGTGGCGCGCGACAGCTGCTGGGACGACTCTATGCGCGAGCGGGCGATCGGCGACGGCGCGAATGTGGCGCTGGCGGCTGTCACCTGCCGGTCGGCGCTGGTGTATCTCCAGCGCAGCGTGTCGCGCGCGAAGGTGTACAGCTCGATCGGCTGGCCATCCTGCGCGCTGCGCTCGCGGGCGTCATAGGTCATTGCGCGGCACCCTCGTCATGAGGCGAGATTCTGCCAATGCGCCGGATGTCCAGGCGATCTCGACGGCGTCCGAATCCAGGCGGGCCGCGGCCATGTAGCTGACGCTCTCCACTTGCGCCGGCGAGACGAGCACGGCCAGCGCGGCATCGATCGACAGCCGCTCGACGGCCGAAGACACCACCGTGCTGCCGGTGATGCGCCGGTAGAACGTCTGGCCGGTCGTCAGCCGAATGCGGATGTCGCGCCGCCCGACTGCCTGGCCGATCGCCTGCGTGTAGTCGCAGTGCTCGACGTCGATGGTGAGCGCAGACGCACCGATGGAAGCGGCGACCACGAAGTCCTCGGCGAACGTCGGCAGCCAGAATGCGGCCAGGCGACCGCGGCGCGCATACAGCCACCGGCGGAAGGCGTCGGCTTGCGTGCGCCCGTCCAGCAGCCATCGATGCGACTGCATCAGGTGCGGGCCTCCGGCCTCGTCATCGACGTAGGTGAGGCCCATGCCCGGGTCAAGCCGGGCCAGGAATCGCTCGTAGCCCTGCTGCACGTCCTCCGTCCAGTTCGGCGCCTGAGCGAGCACGGGGATGCCGCGGTAGGTGCTCTCGACAGCGGCCGGCCAATCGCAGGGCTCGTCGATCTCGAATCTGAATCGTCCGTAGGAGTGCGCGCCGGTGAAGCGCGACAGATCCACGCGATCGGTCATCCGGGCCGCGCGAAGCGGAACCACGATGGCGGATCCAGCCGGCCAAGACCCGGCGACCGGCGCGGCGAGGCCTATCGAGTCGACGGCGAGCGACTCCACCTGCAGCACCTCGTAGCTCCTCGTGTTCAGCACCACCGCCAGGATGCCGCCGACTTGGAAGTCACGCGTCGCTGTGTCGCATGGCACAGCCGTGGCGCCGGGCGCAATGGATGCGCTCAGTGGTCGCGCGTCCGGCCAGATGGGCAACGCCCACCGGCGCGCCTGCCATTGGTGCAGCCGGTTCTCGGCCGCCCGGCGCTCGGCGGCGGACATCATGACATCAAACTCGAAGCTGCGGCGCGGCGCGGCCCGTAGCGCCCGGCGCTGCTCTGCGCCGTTGAACGACGGCAGCACGTCTGTCAGCCACGACATCCTCTCAAGCACCGCGCCGTAGGGCTGATGCGCCCAAACTATCGGGGTTGCGCTGGCCCCTCCAGGCAGCAGACTAGCCCGCGCCAATACCGACGATCCGGCGGCCGTCGCGTTAGTCATGGCTTACCCCGCAAGGATCTGCCGGATGCTGCCGGCGTTGCGCTCGATCAGATTCACGAACGTCTTCTCGCCGCTGCTGCTCGTCATGTAGTCCTGCACGAGGCCCGGATCGAGGACGTTGATGATACGGGTGCCGCCGCCGCCTCCCCCTCCGTTGGCCGCATTCCGAGGGTCGTTCCGCGCCAGCACCTCCTCGCCGGTCTGCAGGATCGCCGGCACCTCGCCCGGCTTCAGGCCCACCATGCCGCCCGCGTGGAAGCGCGGCGCGCCGGCGAATATGAGCGGGTTGACGGAGCGGCGAGGGCCGCCTGAAGCCGTCACCATGCCGCCGCTGTGCCGAACCAAGGCCAAGGCCGGAGTCGGAACCCCTGCCGCTTTAAGCAGCTGCAGCACCGCGTAGGTGGCGAGGGCGCGCGCCGCGATCTGCGCCATGCTGGCGACGAAGCTGCGCACGAAGTCGAGGATCGAGTCCTTCGCCGACTTGCTGCCGCTCGCCAGGTCGGTGAAGAGGTTCGTCAGCGCGTCCACTCCGGCGCCGGTCAGCGACTGCGCGAAGCCGTCCTGCAGGTTCGCCAGGCTGGCGAGCAGGTCGACGATCGCGAGGTCGAGGCCGGTCAGGCCGTCGATCTGCAGGCGATGGAAGGCTGCGTTCGCCTCCTCCGCGGCTTGCCTGACGGCCGGCAGCGCGGCGGGATCCGCAGCCAGCCGCTGCAGCTCGGCGTTCAGCGCGCGCAGCCGCTCGACGGCGGCACGCTGCGCGTCGGACTGCTGCTGGCGCGCTGTGTCGTTCGTGATCGCGCCGGTCTGCTGCTGGTTCGCGATCGCCTGCTGGCGGGCCTGCAGATCGGCCACGGTGCGGTCGAACTGCGCCTTCACCTCGTCGAACTGCGCTTGGGCGACGCCGGTGTCGATCAGCTTCTGCACCAGCTTCGCGCCCTCGCTGTCCTTGCCGAGTCGCGCCAGCAGGTCGCGATACTGCGCCTCCAGCCGGATGCGCGCTGCCTCGGCCGTGCGGCCCTCGTTGTCGAGCTGCTGCGCTCGGGCCTGGGTAAGCTGCTGCTCGATCTCGCGCTCGGCAGCAGCCCGGTCACGCTGCGCCTTGGCGACGATGTCGGTCTTCGCTGCCTCCAGCAGTTTGATCTCGGTTTCTGCCATGACGCGATCCGCCGATCCAGGCGCCGCCGCATCGCGTCGGCGCTGCTCGATGGCAATGCTGCGATCAAGCGCCGCCAGTTCGATCGCCTGACGTGCGGCGAAGTACTGCTCAGCTGCTAGCTGCGCGTCTTCGTAGTAGCCCTGCAGGATGCCGAGCGCGCGCTGCGCGCTGTCCTTGGCCAGCTTCTCCTCGGCGTCGAGTGCGGCCTTGCGCTCCGCGGCGGCGGCCTTTGCGGCGGCATCGTCAGGCCGCGTGCGGAACGTGCCGGCCGCCGTGCTGCCCGGCGTGGAGCGCGCGCGCTGCCGGCGCTGCTCGGACTCGCGCCTCGCCGCCTCGGCGTCGTTCAGCGCCTGCTGCCGCTCGCGCAGCGCCTGATCGACGGACTCCTGCCGCGCCTGCTCGATCGCGGCCTGCGTGCGCAGCGCCTGCGCGCGCACCTGGGCGATCGTGGTCCGCGGGTCGAAGATCGCCCGGATGTAGTCTGCCAGCGCGCCGAAGCTGGCGATCGTCGAGTCGATGAAGGCCGCGATGTTGACCGTGGCGATCTGGATTCCTGCCCGCACGTTCAGCGGCAGCTCGCGGAAGGCGCGCGCCAGGAAGCCGAAGATCGTCTCGCCCTGGCTGGTGATGCCGCGCGTTGCGCCGCCGATGATGTCGACGGCGGCCTGCACGTCGCTGGTGATCAGCCGAAAGGCGCTCGACCACGTCGCGGCGAACTCGACCACGGTGCCGAGGGCGGCGTCGCTCGCCAGGAAGTCGGCTAGATCCTTGATCACCGACGCCAGGCCCGCGGTCGCGCCGGTGCTCTCGTTGAAGGCGCCCAGCAGCTGCAGGCTGGAATTCCGCAGAAGCGTCACCGACTGGCCGACGGTGAGGGGCAGCTGCGCGAACTGCGCGTCGACCTCGGCGCGCTGCGACTGCAGCGCGTTGATCACCTGCTCGGCGGTGATCTTACCCTGCTCGCCGTATTCCCGAAGCTGCGACCGGGTGATGCCCATCCCGCGGGCGATCACGTCGGCCAGCTTGCCGGTCTGCTCAAGCACGCTGTTCAGCTCTTCGCCGCGCAGCGTGCCACTGCCAAGGCCCTGCGTGAGCTGCACGAGCGCGGCCTGCGCCGACGCGGCGTTCACGCCCGACAGCTGCACCGCCTGATTGATCGTCTCGACGACGCCGAGCAGCACCTCCTGGCCGACGCCGGCATCCTTGACGGCCTGCCCGATCTGCACGTATGTGTTGATCGTGTCTCCCAGGCTGCTGCGCGTGCGCTGCGCGAGGTCGAACAGCGCGACCTGCGCGCGGTTGTACTCCTCGGTGCTGCCGGTGACGAGCCGGATCCGCGCGTTCAGCGTGTTCAGCTCGTCGGCCGCTCCGATCAGCGCGATGGCACCGGCCAGCGATGCGAAGCCGGCCACCAGGCCGCCGACGGCGCGCGCGGCCCGGCCGGCGCCCTGCTCCAGGCCCTGCAGGGCGCCGCGGCCGCCGGCCTGGTTCGCGGCCTGGCCTACGCGGGCGAAGTCCTGGCGCAGGCTGGCGAGCGCGCCCTTGATCTCGGTGAGCTCGGCGCCGATTCGGAAGGAGAGATCAGCCGCCACGACGCAGGCCCTTCACGTAGGTCTTCCACGCCTTGCCGTCAGCTTGGGCCATCCTGGCTGCGATTGCGTCGCCGAGGCGCCGCTGCCGCTGCTGCCTCTCGATCGCGGCCAGGAAGGCGCCGACCTGCGCGAGCGTGAGGCTCTTGACCTCCTCGAAAGACCAGCCGGCCGCGACGAGCGCGACTACGGTGTCGGCCCAGCCCCAGGGTTCAGCGTCGCGGCCGTCCGCAGGGCTGCCGCCAGCCGGCCGCGCAAAAAATCCTTGTTCGCCGCCAGCACCGCCAGCACCGCGCCGAGCGCCTGGTCGAGCGTTGCCTCCTTCACCGCCTCCACGGGCGCGCCGGTTGCGACGTGCAGCAGCTCGACCACGCGGTCGAAGTCCTGCTCGATCAGGTCGAGCACGGCCTCGGCCGTGACGCCGCCGGCCAGCAGGCCGCCGATGCGGTCTGCCAGCGGGCGCGCGGCGCGCGCGAAGGCCGGCAGCTGGCCGATCTTCAGAGGCCGCACCTGGCCGCGCCAGGCCGCCGCGCCCTCGCCGAGCTCGACGCTGCCCAGCGCCTCAGGCGCCAGCACGCTCAGGTCATCAGGCGCGCTCACTGCTCGATCACGGCCGCGAAGTATTGGCTCACGCCGGCGCCGGTCTTGCTGGTGTCCTTCAGCAGCTTGCCGGTCACCTCGAGCGCCGCGTACTCCTCGCCGATCAGCGCGATCTGCTGCGCCGCGCCGACCTTCACGCGGTAGGCCGTGACGCGCGTGCGCTTGCCGCTGCGCGCCTCGTTCAGGCCGTCGAAGACGAGCTCGTACTCCTTGCCCGAGTTCGTCAGCGCCTGCACCACGTCGGCCGCAGCGCGGGTGTAGCCGCAGGTCAGCACCTCGCCGGCGATCAGGCGGCCCACGTAGACGAAGATGCCGCCCGGGCGGATCTCGTAGTCGGTGCCGGCCACCAGCGTCGTGCGGCCCGCGCACGTCCACGTGACCGTGCCGTCGGTCACGGTCGCGCCGATGGTCGTCGGGAAGGTCGGGATCGTGCCGGCGCTGGTGCCGGCCGTCGTGGCCTTGTAATAGAAGCCGTTGGGCGCGGCCGGCAGGACGTAGGAATTCAGCGCATAGGCCGTCGTGTTCGCACGCGCCGTCGCGCTGGCCTGCGCCGGCACCACCGTCGGCGTCGGCGTCGTCAGGGGCAGGTGCGCGAAGGCCGAGAAGGCGTCGGGGTACACCGTCACCGCCTCGCCGCTCACCGTGGTCGACGCGACGGCCGTGGCCGACCCGTACACCGCCCGCGCGAGATTCGCCGGCGAGAGCTCGGCCATCGTGATCGTGCACTCGACCGCGCTGATGCGCCGCACCTCGTTGTAGGTGCCGCCGCCCGGCTGCGTGAAGTCCTTCTGCTCGATCGTGTCCTCGGTGACGCTGAAGGTCAGATTCGAGGCGTTGCCGACCTCGATCAGGCCGCCGCCGCCGCCGATCTCGCGCAGGTAGGCACGGCCGCTGCCTATGTAAGAGTAATCCGGCATGATTCAGGCTCCTTCAGAGAGTGCACGCGGCGTGAACTTGCCGCTTCTGTTGAACATAGGCCCGATGGGCTTCTTCTGCGCTTGCAAAGGCGCCGATCTGCTTGAGCTTGCCGTCGACGCGGATGCTCGCAACATAGGGCCGGCTTTTCCGCCTGCTGTCGAGGTGCACGCCCAATACGCCGAGCTTGTTGTCAGCCCTTGCGCGCCGCTTGTTCTCGGCGTTGCCTTGGTGCGTCACCGGACGGATGTTCGCCAGCCGGTTGTCGAACTTGTTGCCGTTGACGTGGTCGATCTCGCCATCGGGCCAGGCCCCGTGCACGATCAGCCACGCGACGCGATGGGCCATGTAGTTCACGCCGTCTAGGCGCAGGATCATGTAGTCGTGGCGGCGGCTGCCAGCGGCCTGGCCTGGCTTCGCCCCGTTTTGTCGAGCGACCCGCCATGTGAAGGCGCCGGTTTCGGGCGCGTAGTTCAGCAGCTCGCGCGCGCGATCGGCAGTGAGGTGCTGAAGGAAGTTCATGCTCAGGGCTGGCCCTTGAAGGTGGCCGCGCAGGTGAAAGCCAGCGGGACGTGACAGTAGCCGGCATCGTACTCAGGCCCCGGCGCATCTCCGAGACGCAAGTATTGTCCGCCGCCGGCGTGGAAGCCCAGCAGGGCCTTCATGACTCGCTCGGCCAGCGCCGAGGCCATGTCGCGCGCTGCCTCGACGTCGCCGGCGCCCTTGGCGCTCTTGGCCGCGACCACGACGAACCACTCCAGGCGCACCTGCTGCACGTGGGGCATGCTCGGGATCGAGTCGCCGGGCGTGAAGCCGTCATAAATCACCCACACCGCAGGCGCCTTCTGGCGCATTTCAGGCACGCGCTCGATCTCGCGCAGCGGCTCGATAGTGACAGGCTGGCCGTCCTGATCGGGGATTTTCGCCCGCAGGCGGTCGAGAATTCGCTGTTCGATTTCTGCGTACATGATCAGGCGGCCACTTCCGCGACCTTCTTGCGAAAGTAGCTCTTGAGCGCGTTGACAACAAGCACCGACCACGAGGGCGGCAGTGCGACGACCGCTGATCCCTTGCGCAGCGGCAGATAGGGGCGGGCAGGGATGGTGACGCGCTTCGCAAAGATAATCTGTCCGTTCGGCCCCGGGAAGGCAAGGAACGGCTTGTTCTTCGGCCTGATCTCGCCCCCAAACTGATGGATCCGCGCGTACTTGACGTTTGTGCCCACGGTGACGCCTTCGCCGTCGGCCTGCGAACTGACCGATCGGTTAAGGCGACCGGTGTCGCGCAGCGGCTGGCCGGCCGCGCCCGCCTTGTTCGCCTCGACCTGCTTCTTGCCGGTTTTGGTCAGCAGCAGCTTGCCGTCCTTCCCGAACTTGCGCTTGTAGTCGATGACGTTGCCGGCCTTGTCTTTGACCGCCACCATGCGCGATCGCGGCGCGCGCCACTTGATCGCCTGCCACGGGTTGCCCCACGGGTCGATGCCGAGCTTAAAGCACAGCCGCACACGGTTCACGAGGACGCGGCCGATCGTCTCGTACACCGGGCGCATGTCGTTCGTTGCGGCCTGCAGCGCCGCGATCTTCTTCTTCGCGCCGCCGTCGTCGATCCTGAAGAAGAGCTTGCCCACGGTTCAGAAGTCCGAGAGCGTGGTCATGGTGAAGACTCGCTCGGCGCTCTCGCCGGCGTAGTTGAATGCGGCGGCCGGAGGCGTGCCGGCCACGCCCGGCGGCAGGTCGATCCTGCGCGCCGCCAGGTCGCGCAGCTGGGCTAGCGCGTCTTCGTAGCGGCGCCGCACCTCCTCGGGCGCCTGATCGCTCCACAGCCGGTAGCGCAGCACGTCGAGAGCCCAGGCCCGCAGCATGTCTGGCACGGCCACCAGCGGCAGCACGTATCGGCCGGCCAAGTAGCCGTCGATCAGGCTGGCGGCGGCCGCCTCCTGGCGTTCGAAGTCGACGCCGCGGGCCAGCAGATCCACCAGCTCGGCGGCGCTGAAGGCCTCCTCGTAGTCCTCGCGCGTGACGTAGATCATCGCCCCTCCTCAGGCCGCCGTCGGGCGGCGCACCACCGGCAGCAGCGCCGCGATCAGCAGGCGATCGCCGCCCACCGTCGCCATGCACCGCACCTCGTACTCCGCGCCCGCCACGCCGCCGCCTATGCGCTGCAGCACGCGATTGCCGGCGACCTGCGGCGAGCCGATCAGCATCGCGGCGGCGGACGGATCGGTGCCGATGCGAACGGCGATCGTCACAGCCGGCAGGGATGGCGCGCCTGCGCCGACAGCCTCGTAGTCGAATGCCGCCGTCACCTCCTCGCCCGGATCTTTCGTCGGCCATCTGGTCGTCATGGCATGCCTCGGTCAGTGCACTGCGAGGTCGATTGTCGCTTCAAAGTCCGCTGGCTGGCGAGCGGCCTCGAAGGCCGCGCGGCCGCGGCGCGCCACGAAGCCGCGCGTCGGCGTGAAGATCGGCCCGAAGGCCGATCCCCACATCCCGGAGGCGGCGGCGGACAGCACCGCGCCGCTGGCGGTAGCGCTGGACGGGCCGAATGCCGCGCCGGGGATGAACGCCGCGGCGGCGGCCAGCGTGACGCTTGGCGCCGCGCCGCCTGCCGTCGCCACGCCGGCCAGCAGGCTCGCCCCCGCGGTGAGTGTGGCCCCGCCGGCGGCAGCGCCAGCGCCGCCAGATGCGGCACCGGCCACGAGCGCGGCCGAAGACTGCACGACGACGCCCGAAGCCGTCGCGTTGCGCTGCCCGGCCGCCGCGCCGGCAATGAAGGCAGCGGCCGCGGAAAGCGTCGCGCCCGAAGCTGTGCCTGCCGCAGCGCCGGACGCCGAGCCCGGCACCAGCGCCACGGCGCACGTGATGGTCGCGCCGGCGGCGCTTGCGTTCTGCTGCCCGGCCGCGGAACCGGCCAGCAGAGCGCCTGCTGCGATCCACGTCGCCCCGCTTGCCGTGCCGCCGCTGGCGCCGGATGCCGAACCGGCGGTCAGGGACGCGGCGCCAGCGACCGTCGCGCCCGCGGCCGTGGCGTTGCGCTGCCCGGAGGCGATGCCGGCCAGCAGCGCCGCGACGGCGGCCAGGGTCACGCCGCCGGCTGTCCCAGCGGTTTGCCCGCTGGCGGCCCCGGCGATCAGCGCGGAGGCGGCGGAGACGGTAGTGCCCGCGGCTGTGCCGCTCGTCTGGCCGGTGGCAGATCCCGCAATTAGCGATGACGCGGCGGAGACGGTGGCGCCAGAAGCCGTGCCGCTCGTCTGCCCAGTTGCCGCTCCGGCGATCAGCGCCGCGGCGGCAGAAACGGTGGCGCCGGGGGCCGAAGCGCCGGCCGCCGACGTGCTGAACGCGTCACTGACGGCGACGTTGCTGTCGCTGGTGCCGGTCGACCAGACGATGGCGACGCGGTAGCTCGTGCCGCCCGCGAGGCCGGTGGCGGCAGAGGGCCAGTCGAAGACACCGCTGGCGGTAGGCGCAGCGGTGCTGCCGGCCCAGGTGGCGGCGACGCTGCCGGAATCCTGCCCGGCCTTGACCTGTGCGGCGCTCGGCGCGGACAGCGCCGAGGGGTAGATGACGGCGTAGAGCCGCGGCCCACCCGCGCCGAGCAGGGTGAGCAGCATGGGTTACTCCAGCGGGCGCAGCGGGGCGTGCGTCACGGTCAGATCACCATCTGCCGCAGCATGACCGTCGACGTGTTGTGCGCCATGTGGACGTAGTAGATCTCGGCCGCGCCGTCCTTGTAGATCACGTCGAACGCCGTGTCGCCGACGATCGCCGCGCCCTGCGGATACAGCATCGTCCCCCACGGGAACAGCTCGGACCGCACGAAGTCGAGCGCGAACCAGCGGCCCGTCGCGTCCCGCTGGATGTAGAGCATCCCGTTGTGGAGCGCGTACTTGCTGCCCGTCGTGAACGTCTCCGAGGAGGGCGAGTACGTCACGGTCTGCCACGTGTTGCCCGCGATGTCGTAGCGGTGCAGCGCGCCCGTGGCCGCGCCTTGCAGCGAGTAGATCCAGCGGCCGTTGATGATCGCGGACTCGTTGTTCCATTCCGTGCCCTCGGCACTGTGGACCCAATGCGCGCTCATGCCCGCGCCCGGAGCCGCCGCGCGCGCCGCACCCGGCGTCAGCGTGGACCACGTGTTCGCCGAGATCGAGTAGCGATACAGCGTGACCGCGTTGTTGCCGAGCAGGTAGAGGAAGTCGTCGTTCCCCTCGATCGCGTACTGCGACGTGGCGTCCGGCGTCGTCGTCCACGTCGCGACGGTCAGCGTGTCGGCCGTGTTCGCGGTGATCGTGCGAATCTGGCCCGCGCCCGTGCCCGCCGTGATGCGCACCTGCGAGTTCACCCACTGCGACGCCGTCCACGTCTTGCCGGTCTGCACCAGCGTCGTCGTCGTGGCGCTCGTCGCCGTGCCGGTCGCAAACGACCGGAACGCGCCGTCCACGATCGAGGGCGTCGCGACCATCTTGGCGTCCGTGCCGAACGAAATCGGCATATTGGCGAGCGTCGTCCAGGTGTTCGTGGCGTAGTCGTACTTGCGGAACGACGCGGCCGCGGTCGAGCCGTTGACGCCGACGTACCACACGGGCGTGAGCAGCCGGTACACGGTGGACGCGGTGAACGCCGACGCCTGCGTCGCGACGGTGATCGTGGCGTTGGTGGTCACGGTGTTGCTCACGATGTCGAGCACCGCGCCTGCGTTCGGCCCCGCAAGGATGTGGACGCGATAGCCGCGCAGGTCGCGCGCGAGCGTCTGGTTCGTGACGATCGTTGAGGTCGTGCCGCCCGTCGCGGTGAGCGACGCCGCCGCCGTCGTGGTGCCGGTGCTCCACGCGCCGGCGACCCCGGACGTGCCCGCGCCAACCGCGGCGGCGAGCGCGGCGGCGGGGAGCGTGACCCATCCGTCCTCGGCCGGGTTGTAGATGTACGATTCGTTTTGCCCGCGGAGGTACATCTGCTGCTGGCGGAAGTGGCGCGACGACGAGATGAACGATCCCACCACGGTCGCGGCAGGCAGCGGCGCGCAGAACTCCCAGCGCTTGAGGTCGAGGATCTTTCGGTTGCCGTTGGTGGTGGGCATGTCAGGTCACCGTGATGCCAGACACCAGACTGCGCCGCGTTGACGCCGGGAGTGCCGCTGATCGTGGCGGTGACCTGCAGGTTTGCAGCCGTCGCCTGCCTCGCCTCCATGATCGGCTGGCCCGATGTGTTTGGCAGCGCCATACCGATGGTCCGCGTAAGCGAGCCGACCGCGAAGCGCAGCGCTTCGACGGCCTCGATCAGCTCGCCGTAGCCCGCGTCTACGGGGAGCGGATTGTTCTGGCCGACATCGGCCGCGGTCTTGGCGTCATCCGCGCCTGCGAACGTGAGCAGGCCGACGGCCTGGGCCTGGGCAGTCTCGCCGGAGTACACGACCTCGCGCGTGGCGACCTTGCCTGAGGCTGCTGGTAGGGTAACGTTGTCGGGCATCGCGTCCTCAGAAAGTCACGGTGACGCGCGGCTGCGCGGAGTTGGCGGTGATCGCGAACACGGTGGCGGCGGACAGCGTGGGGATGCCGCCGCCGGCCGCGACGGGGACGAGGAGGCGGCGGGGGGCGAAGAGTTGCCAGGGGTTGGCCGTCAGCCGCGTCATGACGGCGGCAGGCAGTGCCTCCCGCCACGCGGCGACGAGATACACCGAGCCCTGGCCCTGTCGTGTCGTCACGTCGGGTCTGCAACCGATGCCAAGCGTTCCCGCGTGCGCAACGCGCGAGCCAGAGGGCGCGGCGTTGACGGTCAGCGACCGCGCGGCGCCGTTGATGTAGAGAGCCGGCGTGTTTGCCTCGGACGACGCATCGTGGGACAAGCCGACAACCGCAGCCCTCTCAGACGTTGGGACGGCGTACACCCAACTGGCTCGACCGCTGCCGACAAACGTGGCGCCGTAGTCCAACGACACGCCGTCGAAGAACAGGTCGTAACCGTTGGCTCCGTCGAACGTGCTGACGATCCGGCCGAGGCTGCTGCTGCCGCCCCCCCGCAGCTCGGCCACAACCAGCACGGAAAACGCCGCGGCGTCTGGGAACGCGTGCAGCACCTGCCCCGACCCGGAGCCCGTGAACTCAAGGCCGCGCCCGTACAGCCCTGCGATCTCGGAGACGCCGGACGTCGTGTACGTGGACACATCGCGGCCAGACGCGAGGTTCCGGCGCCCGTCCGACGCGCCCACGAACGCAGGGCGCAGCGCGCTGGACACTGGCGCCGCAAACTGCGGCTGCCTCGTCCACTGCTGATACCTCACCCGAGTCGGCATCGTCGTCGCTCAGTAGTACGCCGGGAGGATGTGCATGGCGTGGTTGCCGGCGGTCGCGTTCAGTGCGACGCCGCTGTTGTGCGCCACGAAGAAAGCGACGTCTTTCGGCGGGTAGCCGAACAACGCGGCGACATCCTGCGGGCCGAACGAGTGCGGCACGTTGCTCAGGCTCGCCGCCACCGTCATGCTCGACACCAGCCGCGCACCTGCGAACAGGATGTCGCGGCTGCGGATCGTGAACCCGCCATCAGTGCCCGCGTAGCTCGTCGTGAACAGATCCGGCCAGGTGCTGTCCGCCCTCTGCGCAAACGCCCACACCTCGATCACGCCGGCCGTCGTCGTCGCGCCGACCGTGATTTGGCCGGCGAGCCCGATGATCTCGTCCTTGTTGGTGGCGTTGCTGTAGCTCGTCGAGCAGCGCCCGACCGTCAGGCCGCTGGACGACGCCAGCGAAGCCAGCGTGATCGTGAGCGCCGATGACGCGCGGTAGGTGTTGAGACTCACGCGTTACTCCAGTCGGCCGTCGGTTATGGCCACCCACACGGCGGTCCGGTCCACCGGATCTGGCACCTGCGCCAGCGACGCCAGCGCGTCAGCGTGCTGCGCCTGGAACGTCACGCCGGCCGCGATCTCAACGCCGACAAGCTGCTGCAGCGTGGCGCGCACCATGGCGCTGTCCAGGCGCAGGCGGCCCTGCTCCAGCAACGGCTTGACGTGCCGGTAGGTGAGCTGCGTCTGGATCAGGTCGAGCAGCGCGTTGCCCACGCTGAGGCCTAGCACCTCGAGCACGGTGCCATTGCCCACCTCGCGCGCCACGTAGCGCGTGCGGCCGGCAGACAGCGCGGTCACCAGCGCGTCAACGTCACGCGCGTCGGCCAGCGCCTGCAGCGCCGAGTCGGCGGCGATGGCCGCCTTGATCTGGTCCACGGTCATGCTCACGCCGTCACCTCGCCATGTAGCTCTGCGCGACCGTGATGCGGTGCTCGGGACGCCGAAACCGCGGCCGGCCGGCCATTCGGAGGGCCGTCTCTACAAGCTCGACGCACTGCCAGCGGCGGGGGCGCTCCAAGGGCTCGCGCAACACGAACCCGGCAATCGCGCCGTAGTCGTAGCCGCAGCCGATCTGCTCTCGCGCCCAGGCGATGGCGGCGGCGGGCTCGGGTACATCGACGCGAACGCGCGTGTGCGCGCTGTAGCGGGCCATGAACTCGTCGGCCGGCGTCTCGACCACGCCTGCAAACGCCCGCGCCTCGATGACCGTGCCGTCGTCGGTGAGCAGGCCGCAGTGGCTCCACTGGTCCCACCAGCTCGACGCCCGGATCAGCCAGCCGCCGACGGTGCGGCTGCGGGAGTAGACGACGTAGAGGTGCGCTGCCATGGGCGCAGTCAGCTGCGATCAGCGCGCCATCGCTTCGATCGCGGCGCCGGGCGCGGTCGCATCGCCACTGGCGTCGGACCGCGCGGCCTCTACGCTGGTGCGCTCGCCGGCCGCGAGGCGCGCGTCGATCTTCGCCCGCAGGTAGGCGCGCCGCTCGCGCAGCTTGTCGATCTGGCGGCCCAGGCCCTGCGACACCTGCACCAGCTGCTCGAGGCTCATGTCGGCCAGGTTGACAGAGAAGGTCGTGCTCCCGTCGGCGTTGGTCGTGACTTCGTGCTGCATGCTGTCCTCCGGTCAGGTGTTGGTGATGCGCAGCGTTGAAGCGTTCAGCGTGAACGTGCCGGCGCTAGTCACGACGTCCGAGCCAAAGTCGTTGACCACAATCAGCTCGTCGGCCGCAGCCGCGCCGCCGCGGCTTTTGTAGTACACCGCTTTGCGCGCCGTGATCGTGCTGGCCGGCCACGTCGTCCCGCCCAGGCTGATATCCAGCCGGTCGTTGACCGTGTCCAGCGTCACCGTCACCGTGACCGTGTTCCCGCCTGCGGTGTAGCCCGTGCCCGTGACCTCGTTGGTCACGTCGTCGCGGAAGTCATGGGTGTCCTTGTTCTCGGTGTACGTCGCCGTCGTCAGGAGCACGCGGAAGGTGTCCGTGTCGAAGTCGATCGATCCGCGAGCCCACAGCTCGAGCGCCCGGTTGTAGATCAGCGAAGGCATGCCGTGCTCCTGGTAGAAGAAAGGGGCGCCCGAGCGCCCCCTCCGTGATGGGCCTACTGCGTGCCGTCAGCCATCAGCTGAACGCCAGGCCGCGGATGGCGGCAGGGCGGCCGCAGACCATGCGCGGGTGCGTGGCGATCGCCACCTGCATCGCCTTGGTGCCCAGCGCGTCGGTGACGGGCTTGCTGCCCATGTAGTAGGGCTGGCCGAGGCCGCCGGCGCCCACCGACTCCATCGTGTCGTTCGGCGCGAAGGCCTGCCAGAACGTGTCGGGCACGCCCAGCGGGAACGCAACGGCCTTGTTGGCGGTGATGGCCACAGAAGCCGTGCCGCGGTAGCGCTCGAACGTGACGCCGCCGAAGCGGAAGTTGTCGATGTCCTTCAGTCCGGCGCGCAGTTCCGCCGCGGCCGTGAAGTTCAGGTAGGTGTCCCGCACGGCCTTGTTCTCGATCAGCGCCGTCCAGAACCCGTCGCTGCAGAAGCAGTGAATGCCGCTGAACTCCAGGCCGTCGAGCGCCGACTCGATCGGCACCACGATCTTGTTGAAGACTTCGGCGCGGGTCTTGGTGGCGTCGGTGTTGAAGGCGATCGACTGCTCGGCCGGCGCGCTGCCGAACTCGGTCGTGCCGGGCGCCAGCAGAACAGACATGCGCAGCGATTCCAGCGTCAGGTCGACGTGGCGGCGCAGCTTGCGCACCAGGCGGTCGCGGCGGTCGGTGATCACCTCGACGGCGGCATTCGTGCCGGCGCCGCGAGCGTTCAGGGCCTCGTCGGCGTACACCGCGCCCTCGTCGCCGAAGGTCTGCGTGGTGAACGTGTGAACCTTGCGCTTCTCGAGGCCCGTCTGCGTGCGCGGGGCGCCGCGCGAGAGCGCGCTCAGCACCTTCGCATTGTCCGTGGTCTGCTCTTCGACGGCCAGCGTCGTCGAGGTCAGGCCGACCGTCTCGAAGAGGCCCAGGGCGCCGAGGCGTCCGGGGATGTAAGGCGCCTTCTCGAGCGAGCGCACGAGGTTCTCGCGCGTGAAGTAGTCGCGGAAGATGTCCATGATCGGGGTTCCTTCTTCAGTGGCTCGAGGTGAGGGTCAGGCGGCGCGCAGCAGGATCTGCAGCGCGGCCAGGTCGGCGGTGCCGGCCGTGATTCCGGCGGCGTCGTTCGCGCCCCAGTTCAGGCCGGCGGCCTTCACCTCGGCGTGGCGCACGATGACTGTGGTCTGCTGGGTGACGGCGAGATCGGGCGCGTCGTAGGCCAGGATGCCGGCCGCGACTTCCGCGCCGCCCGAGCCGGCGTTGTTGTAGAGGGTCCACTCGCCGCCGCTCAGGCGGGCGACGACGGTGCCGGCCACCATCGCGGGGGCGGCGGCCGCGATGGTCACGCGCTCGCGCGAGATCGAGCCGTTCGCCTCGGTGACGAGGAACTCGAGCGGGCGGGCGGGTTCGTTGAAGGTCGGCATGATCTACCTCGACAGGGTGAGGGGGGTTGCGTGGGTTACTTCTTGGCCTTGCCGCCGCTGGCGACCTGGTCCATCAGGGTCTGCTGCACGGCCTCGATCGGCTTCTCGTCGTCGCCCTTGCCGGCGGCCGCCGGCGCGTACTGGCCGAAGTCGACGACGGGCGGGCGGCCCTCGATCTCGAGCAGGTAGGCCTCGCGCTGCGTGACCTTCTTCGCCTGGTCGCCCTCGCCGAATTCGACGGTGGCGTCGGTGTCGGCCAGGCTGGCGGCGAACGACACCAGCTGCGCGCGCTGGGCCTTCAGCACCTTGCCGGCGGCGATTGCGGCGTCGACGCGCTGCTCGATCGCGGCCCGGGCGAGCTTGCCCTCGGCCTCGGCGACCTTCGCCTCGCGCTGGGCGATGCCGGCCTCGCGCTCGGCGAAGTCGGCCGGCTTCTGATTCGCCTTTAGCGTGGCGTTCTCGGTGGTGAGCGCGGCCACCTGGGCCTGCAGTTCGGCGATCGTCATGGGGTTGTTGTCCTCGGAGAATGCCGGCATGACGCCGGCGGTGCTTTCGGCCTTGCTCTGCCTGGCGTCCTCGGCGGCCTGCTTGGCCGCGTCGTCCACGCTACCGATCAGGTAGCCGGGCACGGCCTTGTCGGCCGCGTCGACGCCCTTCTCGGCGATGATCCACTCGCGCAGGCCGCGGAAGAGCGAGGCGATCGAGCTGAAGCCCCAGGCCTCGTAGTCGCTGAACTCGACCACGCCATCGGACTCGCTGAAGCTCACGTCGCGCAGGCCCTTCACGGCCGGAGGCTGCGCGCCCAGGAAGCCGACGTGGCGCAGGTACAGCGTGCCAGGCTTCGGGTTGCCCGGCGCGTCGGGCAGATACCACGAGGCGCTTCGCTTCTTGAAGCGCCCGGCCTGCACCATCTCGGCGAATTCGGCGTCGACCTGGGCCGGATCGGCCACGATCTCACCGGTGGCCTCGTCGAATGCGATCGAGCCGACCCAGCCGTAGGCCGGGTGGTTGTCCTTCGGGTGCCCGACGACGATCGGCGCCTCGTGCACCTTCGGATCGTAGGCGGCGACGGCATCGCGCAGCGCGCTCGCGCTGAACTCCAGCGTGGCGCCGCTGCTGGCGGTGTGCCGTCCCTTGCGGAAGATCGTGAACCGCTTCATGCGGCGGCACTGTATTCGGGCGGCCAGGGCGCGAAAACCCGCAAGTAGTAGCCACGGAGATCACGGCATTAGGGTTTGTCCCATTGTCTGCACCCTGCGCCGCAGGGTTATAGTGGACCAATCGCAGCACCCGAAGCACGGAGCCAGATGATGATCAAGTCCCGCTCAGCCGAAACCAGCAACATCGCCGCCAGCGCCATCCGGCAGGCGCTGCGCGAAATGTTCGGCACCCGCCGCTACCGCATCACCCGCGGCGGCGAAATCCACGCCTACGGCGTCATACCCAACAGCAACGTCAGAGGCTGGTGGCTGTACGGCTGGGTTGGCGACAGCGCCACCATGCGCCGCCTCGGCGTCGACGCCTGACCGACGCATCGATCTGATCACACAGGAGAGACCATGTCAGCAGACATTTCCCGTCAGACGATCCGCCCGCAGTACGGTGTGCAAGAGATCCACGTCTACGCGCGGCCCGAAGACGATCAGGAAGGCGTGTGGCTGCGCCTGATGTCGTCCGGCATCTATTCCGCGTCATACCTCACCGTGCCGCAAGCTCAGGCTTTGGTGGCAGCGCTGGGTGACGCGATGCGCGCGAAGACGGAGGGTGCGTGATGGCGGCGCTGTATTGCGAGGCGCTTTACAACGAGCGCAGGCTTGCCGATGCCGAGGCGGCCGCAGATTGGGCCGCAGATCGCGTGCTGCAGAACATGACCCTGTACACGGAGTGGCTGGCCGATCAATGCGGTCACGCCGAGTTTGTGCCGATTGGCTACGTTCCGCGAGACGCCGTCGACCTTGACCTGATGATCCGCTCTGCCGACGTGCCCATGCTGGCCGCGCTGTCGCTGTACCCGCGCGCCGACGTCGCTTTTGCTGCCTGCCAGGCCCTCCGGGACAGATACGCCAACGACCCCGGGACGAAGGCGAACATCCGCTCCGCTGCCGGGCGCTGGGAAGGGCATCTGTGATGCCCGGCACCAGCATCGTCAAGTCGATCAGCATCGAAAACCTCGTCAACCAGCGCGAGGCTGTGCGCGCACGCCTAGAGGCAGCCCGCGCCGCGCTGGCAGAGGTCGACGCGATCGTGAGCGTGATCAACCAAGGCGGCCAGCGCATCCCCGTCGGCGACGCGCGCGAACTGCCAGAGCAGGAAGCCCTTCGCGCACTCCGCGATGTGTTCGGTGTGCTTGAAGATCCGATAACGCAGGCGATGCCGCTGAGGCTGGAGCTTCAGCCTACGCCGGAGTCCGAATTCGCGTCCATGGTGCGCCGGGTGTTCGGCGCCACGGCATGACGCCGGCCCAGCGCCGCCGCGCCGCGAACGGCCTGCTCGACGCCCTGCGGCGCGGGCATGACGTGCCGGCTGCCGACGTCGACGCCGCGCTCACGCTTACCGGGGACATTCCCGAAGTATCGGACGATGAGGCCGACGACTACAATACCCTTCACCGCAGGGCTGCCGGCGGAATTCAACCGACCGAGGAGTGATCACATGAAGACCCAACCAAGCACAGCCGCCGGGCGCCGGCTGCCGGCCACGCCTGGCGACCTCGAGGCCCGCGCCTTGAGACTCTGGCCAGACGGCGAGCCGTGCGCCGAGCACAACCGCCGGGAGTGGATTCGCGCAGTCTGCATGGTGCGCGCTACCCGAGGCGGCTGGGTCGCCGATCTCCGGGCGCAGGGTGTGGCCTCCTGATGGCGATCGCACCGACACCGCGGCGCGGCGCGAAGAGCACCGCAGACGATCTGCGCGAGATCATGGCAGAGCACAGCCTCACGCAACGCGACGTAGCGGCGCTGGCCTGCGTCTCGATCAAGACCGTCGAGGGCTGGCTGGCCCACAAGGCCGCGGCCAGCTTTCGCAGCATGGCGCCGCGCCACCTGGCGCTGATCCGGCACAGCCTGCCGGGATATCTGTCCGCGCGCAGCGGCAGGAAAGGAATCTGACCGTGTGGTTATTCACATCTGGCGGCTGCAAGCTTGTGGCCATGGAAGTCTGGACGACGCTTCATCGCGCCCAGCGCGAACGGCTGTCGATCTCCGCGAGGCGGGGCGGCCGATGACATACAGCCGACCGTGCAGCGCCGACGACTTGGCGCCCATCCTCCGCCACACGGTGACGGACCGTACCTTTCTGAGACTGCACCCAGCGACAGCGCTCTGGTGGCGTCAGCGCCCCAAGTGCAGGGCCTGCGCGCACTACATCGCGGACGTCAAGCACGACCGATCGAACAGCGGCGAAAGGTGCTCGGCGTCGCGGGTCCGAATCAACGCTGGACTGCGATCGCGCACCATCACCATGCACTGCATCGATGCGCGAATCGATGGCGCCCCGTGCGGCCCTGCAGCCGCGCTGTTCGAGCCGAAGAAGGTAACCATCTGATGATCACCGCCTACGCTGTCATCACCCCGGGCGTCGAGCTTCCGGCGCTGCTGCGCGACAGGGCGCGGGCGGAAGACTACGCGGCCATCGTGCGCGGCACCGTGCACACGCTGGTCGACGAGGCTGCCATCCTGCGCAAGTTCGACGCCTACGTGCCGGCCGACCAGGCGAGCAGCATGCGCTACCGCATTGCCGAGCTCGAGGCCCAGGTCGAAGCGCTGCAGGAGGAGCTGGGGCGCCAAGTGCTGCCGGCCGTCGGCAGGAGGCTGGCCGGGCCGCTATTGCCGGACGCCGAGGTGATCACTGACCCGGCCATGATTCAGTCCGCCTTCGAGGCCGACGCGGCCGTCGATCGCGGGATGGCCGACCTGCTCGACGATCAGTGCGACGGCTGGGCCGGGATGCCGCAGCGCACGGAGCTTCTGTCGTGAGCGCGGGCGCTGCAGCCCTGGCGCAGGCCGTGTCGCGCGCCTACACCATGGGGTCGAACATCATCACGTTCTACGCGCAGTCGGTCGGCCGGCCGATGAACCTGTCGCGTGAGCTGTCACTGCTGCTGGAATGGGAGGAGGCCTGTCTCGCGGGCATCCGGGCGGCGCGCGAAGCAGGCCGATCGATCGACATGCGCATGCTCGCGCAGCAGCTGGCCGAGTGCCGGGTCTACCTGGCGATCAACGCAGAGGAGAAGCCGCGATGATCCGCGCACGCCACTTCCCAGGCGACGACACCCTTGCGGTCGTCGAGGCCAGCACGATCGAGGAACTGCAGGCCGCGACCGGCACTCAGGTCTTCATGCACACCGGCGACGAGGCTTGGCCGGTGTCGGCGATCGTGCCGGCCGACAGCGTGCGTCAGCTGCTGGGCTAGGCCCCGAGCGCGATGCGCCGCTCAATGTCGGCCCGCTGCGCCCGCGTGAGAGCCTCGAAGGCGGCAAGCTCCACGGGCGACGGCTGCGCGCCGATCAGCCGCGCTTCGATGTACCCCACGATCGGGCCTGAGATCAGCGCGTTCAGCTTCGACGCCGTCTGCACGTCGCCGGCCAGGTCGACAACGATCACGCTGGCCCTGCCCGCGGCGCTCTGCATCGGCTCGCTGGCGAGGCCGGCCTGGGCCGCCGCACGCATGTCCTCGGGTAGCTGCTGCACGCGCTCGGCTGCCAGCCTGCGCAGCTTCGCTAGGTACACCTCGCCGCTGTTGTGGTCGAAGCCCGGGTCGACGCCATCTGGCACACGCTCGACGATCTCCGTGCGCGGGTTGCGCCAGCGGTAGGTGCCATCCTCGGGCGGCTCGTTCGGCGACAGGCCCATCGCGCCGAGCTCGTCCTCTGACAGCTGGATCACGCCACAGCGGCAGTTGAACCCGAGGGGCGGATAGTGGGTCTTGAACCACGGGTGATTCCACGGCAGCACCGTTCGATCCCAGCGCCGGTGCTGCTCGCGCGTGCGGAAGTCGTCGACGGCGTCATACATGAGGAACGGCGCGAGATCGGCCTGGGCCTCAATCTCCTGCCATGCCTGCACGCTGTAGGCCGTCTGCATGTTGGTGCGGAAGATCGTCTCAAGGCGCCACGGGCTGCCCAGCTGCGCCTGAGTCGGGAGCCCGCTCTGCGGGTCGACCACCTCACGCCGGCCCCACCATCCGCCCGACTTGAGCACAGGCTCGATTTCCTTCCGCCAGTCGGCGAAGGTTGTGCCGTTCGCCAGCGCCGAGTCGAGCGAGGCCCGCACCTGGCCCAGCATGTCCACGTCCATCATCTTTGCCACCGTGAAGGCGTGGTCGTGCGCTTCGCCCAGCATGTCGGCGTAGCTGAATGTCGGCCGCAGGCCCTTCGCGCGGAAGAAGTCGATCGCACGCTCGGGTGCCACGTCGAAGGCGCCGCCGGAGAGCACGTCGAGGAAGTCGACGACGCCGGTGTCGGCCTCGTGCTGCGCGGCGAACTCGGCAGCCTCGGTGATCAGGTCGTCGACGGCCTCGGCCGCGGCGATGGCCTCGCGCAAGTCGGCCATCGTCACGCGCATGTGCAGGCTCACGCCGGCCGGCGCCGCTGATTCCGCCAGGCGGCCAGCAGGCGCGAGGTGACGATGGCCCGCGTCAGCTTCTGCATCGTGCCCTCGGGCGGCTTCTCGGCCAGCAGCTCGTCGAGGCCGCGCGTGAACACCTCGGGATCCTCGGCGAACTCCGCGGCCTGCAGCAGCTGCTCGACGCGCTTGCCGGTGATCGACTGCGCATCGCGGGCGAACATGCGGGCGGCCTCGTACAGCGCGCGTTGATCGGCGCGGCGCGCGGCGCGCAGGGCTGCCAGAGCCACGGGCTCGCCCTCGGCAAACTCGGGCGGCGGCTCGGAAGGCCCGCCGCCCATCGCGGCGACGATAGACTGCAGCGGGTTGTCGCGCTTCTTCCACCCCGGGCCGTAGGTCTTGAGGATGTAGTCCTCGTCAGGGTCGAAGCCGAGCGCGTGGATCTTCGTGTCGCGGTCGGCACGCTGCGCCAGGTCTTCCGGCACCTCGGTCTGCCGATACACCCGCGGCGGCGTCGCGCCAGGGAAGTTCCACTCGCACCACCACTTCACCGGCCCATGGTTGAAGCTGCCGCACAGCAGGTCGGCGTCGGCCTCGACAATGTCCTGGCGCACGCTCAGGTGCACCTCGGCCTGAGCCCGGCTGCTGCCGTTCTCGGTCGTCATCGTCTGCCCGAGGATCACCTTCGCGATGGCCTCGTCCATCGCCCGCTTCATCGCCTCGTAGTCGGCGGCCCCGCTGCGGGCGGCTTCTAGCAGCTCGATCAGGCTCTCGCCCTGGTCGTTCGTGGGCACCACGACGCCGGCGTCGGTGGCGATCAGGCGCAGCGCGGCCAGCGCGTTCTTTCGCTGCGTCTCGTCCTCGAGCTGCGCCTTAGTGAGCTTCGCGATCGCCGTGGGCTGGCCAAACTTCTCCAGGAAGATCAGCCAGAACTTGATGTCGTTGCGCTTGAAGAAGCTCGGCCAGTAGAGCGCGTGCGCCAGTCCCAGGCCGTAGGGCTGGTCGTGATGGTCGCCGCCGAACTTCACCGACCAGAACTTGCGCGGCGGCACCTGGCGCCAGCCGCTGCCGCTGGCGAAGAGGTAGGCGTTCCCGTCGCGGTCGAAGCGAAAGCGCGCGCGGTCGCGCACTACCACGCGGTCGAAGCTGACGCTCGGCGTCAGGCTGCCGGCGGTGGCCGGCTTCCACAGCACCTCGGCCACGCCCCAGCCGTAGAACGCGGCGAAGAGGGCCTTGTCGGTGACGTCGTCCCAATTCATGCCGTCGAGCTCGGCCTGCAGGGCCTCGGCCGCGGCCTGGCTGGCGGCATCGTCGGAGCCGGGCTCGACCACGGTGTCGCAGCTGGTGAGCGCAAGGCGCCGCTGCGCCCAGCACGTCGACACCTGATCGTCGCGCAGCAGCTCGGAGTAGACAGACAGGTTCCCGATGCCGCCCTTCTGCTGCAGCACGGAGTCGGTGGCCGACAGCAGGGTGACGTAGGGCGAGACGGCGCGCAGGCTCTCAAGCGAGAGCGGCGAGGCTGGATCCTCGGCGCGCGCGATCTCGCGCAGGTCTGCTTCGACCGGCGGGTCGATCGGCTCGGGAATCATCGGTTCGGTCGCCATCATCACCCCCGCTTCATGCGAAGCCGTCCATGTTCTCGCCGGCGCTTCCGATGCCGAGGCTGCTGGCGCCGCGGTTCTCGCGCATCGCCTGCTCGGCCATCGGGCGAAGCACGCCAGCGCCGGCCGATTCTATGCGGCTGGCCCACGTGCGCACCCACTTGAGGAACTGCGTGACGCTGTCCACCTGGTCGTCGTGCGTCGAGAGCGGGAAGCCGAAGAACTCGCCCTCGAAGTCCACCAGCCAGGGCGCCGACTCCGGCAGCAGCAGCAGCCCGGCCTCGACCATCGCAGACACCTCGTTCGCCCGGAACACCTTGTCGCGCAGCGGCTCGATCGCGATGATCGGCAGGCTCGTCTCGCTGCGCAGGTCTTGGATCAGCGATTGCCCGCTGCTCTTGTCCTCGATCAGGATGGCGGCCGGCCTGTCGCGCTCGGCGTAGGCCTTCACCTTCCGCTTCAGCGTAGGGTAGTCCATGCGCTCGCGGCAGACTTCCCGCAAGTGATAGCCGGGCACGTCCTGGCCGAACTGCCACACGGTGCCCACCGTCGGGTCGTTGATCTCCTCGGGCTTCTGCGCTGTGTCCCAGCTGTGCACGATGACATTCGCCTGCCGCGGGATCTGGCGCCACCGCTCGCGGCACCAGGCCTCTTTGAAGATTCCGCCCTCGTCGGGGCGTGGCCGCTGCTGGAAGAGCGACGCCCAGGTGCGCGACTGCAGGCGGAAGGGCGCCCAGTGCGAGGCGTCGAACCACTCCGGCCACAGCATGCCGCCGATCGGCCGGCCCAGCGGGTCGTCGGCGCGCTCGCACTCGGCCGGCAGGTTGATGATCTCCCACACCCGCCCATCGGTGCACTTGATCAGACCCGACTCGCCGGCGTAACCCTGCGGCAGCAGCCGCCCGGCTGGGTCGTTTTCGTGCCAGCGGGTTTGCACCAGCCCCAGCCACCCGCCCGGTATCAGGCGAGTCTGCAGGTCGTCGACGTAGGCTTCCCAGGTCTTCTCGCGGATCGTCGGGCTGTCGGCCTGCTCGCGGCCCTTGATGGGGTCGTCGACCAGCGCGCCGTGCGCCCGGTTGCCGGTCAGGCCGGCCAGCAGGCCCGCGGCGAGGTACTCCGAGCCGTTCGTGAGCGCCCATTCGTTCGCCGCGCTGCTGTCCTTCGAGATCGTGCACCCGAAGAGGCTGGCGAACTGCGGCGACCGCACGATCTGCCGGGCGCGGCGGCCGTGCTTGCGCGCCAGGTCGCTGCCGTAGCTGGCGAGGATGATCTTCGTTCCGGGCTGCTTGCCCATGAGGTAGGTCGGCGCGACGACGCTGGCATAGGTCGACTTCGCCGATCCTGGCGGCATGAAGATCATGAAGCGGCCGTAGCGCGTAGCAGCGGCGCGCTCGATCGCCTGCAGCACCAGCAGGTGGTGCGCGGCCACGCCCGACTCTACGGGCTTGAAGAGCCACTCGTCCGGGTCGTCGCTGGCGGGCTTGCCAGGGATCTCGATCGCGTTCGCGTAGCCGGCCAGCGATGCGCGCCCGCGTCGCCGGCGCAGCAGCTCACGGGCCGCCGCCTGCTGCAATGCGCTCGAGGTCGGCATCCGGCAGTGTCGTAACGTTCTCGTTCTTCACCGGGATCGGGCCACCGTTCGGCCCGCTGTGCTCTCGCCGGTTCGTGTAGGCGCCGCCGACTTCCTTCGCGGCCTGCTCGATCAGCGCCGCGGCGAGCGCCATGTTGCCGCGCGCCTGGGCCTTCTCGAAGAGCCGCTGCAGGTTGCGCAGCCGGTAGACCTGCGAGGCGATGGGCACCTTCGCCGTCTCCTCGAGGAACTCCTTCCGGGTGGCGTCGAAGAGCGCCTTCAGCTTCGCCGAGATCTCGCCGCCCTTGCGCTTCGTCGGATCGTAGGCCTGCACCTGCATGCGGGTGACGTCGATGCCGAACTCCTCACGCACGAGGTCGGCCACCTGCTGCGGGGTGTCATAGCAGGCCAGCGCCTGCACGATGAACACCTTCACCGGATCGTCTAGCTTCGCCATGATGCAGCGGATTGTAGGGGGCAGGTCTGCGCGGTCACACCTTCGCCGCGCACACCCCGCAGGCGTGGCGGATCTGCGCCTCTTCCACGCGCGGCCCGGCGGCGGCCGCGATCACCAGGCGCGCGACGCTGCCGTCGGGGTCGCCCGGGCCGTAGCGGCGCACCACGCCGACGAACTCCTCGACGTCGTGGCCGACGATGCCGAGCTTGGGCTGGCCGTCCTTCGTGAAGGCGGGCGCGCCGAACTCGTCGGTCTTGTGCGCCAGGTGATATAGCTCGTGCTCGACCAGCGCGCAGGCCGCGGCGTCGTCGGCCTCGCGCCAGTAGAAGGCGTCGACCGTGATCACGAAGCGCGGCACGGCGCCGAACCACTCGCGCAGCTGCTGCTCGGCGCGGGCGCGCTTCCACGGGCTGCCCATGCCGGCCATGACGGTGTCTTCGGCCGTGCCGACGACCCGGCGGCCTTTGCTGACGTAGCCCGACGATGCCCACAGGAAGCCCAGCGCGGCATCCTGCAGGTGCGCGTGGTCCGGGTTCGCCAGCGGGCCGGCCGGGCGGATGAACGTCGCGCGCACCCAGGCGAGCAGCTCGGGCGCCGGCGCGAAGGTCAGGTCGAAGAGCTCGTCGGCCAGAGCGGAAAGGGGCATCGGGCGCCCTACCACACCCGCAGCGCTGGCGCCGCTGCGTTTGCTGGTCATCGAATCACCCAGGCGGCGCCGCCAGCCACAGCCAGAACTCGACCAGCGCCTGCACGACCGCCAGCACCACGACGACAGCGACCGCTGCCTCCGTTGCACTTATGCGAAAGAGGCGCCGAATGCAGCGGATAATGACCATGATTCGATGAATCTACGCAAACGGCACTTGCGCGCATACCTGTCAACTTTTACAGGTCGGCCGGTACAGCGCGAGCAGCGCCACGGCCGCGAGTCCGTAGACCCCGAGGTCGTGCTGCAGTAGCGCGCTGCACTGCGCCTCGCCGGGCGGAACGTGCCAAGGGCTTGCGATGTAGGCCAGGCTGCAGCCGACGACCAGCGCCTCCTCGGCCAGCCACCACGCGGCAAGGGCGGTGAACCAGCGGCTGCGGGCGCCTATCGCGGCTGCCATCATCAGCGCAGCAACGAGCAGCCCAGCGCGCACGGCTGCGCCGGCCGCATTCCAGATCTGCGCCTGGTGCTCGATCGGGGCCAGCGCCCAGCCGTAGTGCAGGGCCGCGCCGGCAAGCAGCAGCGCTACGGCAGTACCGTGAGCGGCAGTGTGTGGGTGAGCATGATCGGCCATAGGGCGTGGGTCTTGTTGCAGCGATAGCGCAGGCTGGTAGTTATTCCCGCCGGCCCGGGCGCCGCGGTTGCGGGCAGCACGAACGTCGGCGCCATGCGGCCGGGCGTGCTGCTTTCCGTCATTGCGAAAGCTTCGGTGCTGAAGTGGGCATGCGGGTAATCCCACGTCTTGCCGCGGGCATCGTGCAGGCTTCGGTACACGTCGACCTCGCAGTGCCGCGACGAATCGCGCAGCACTTCAGCGTAGATGGTCACCACCTCGCCGGCGCGAGCCTCGGCTGGGTATACCCGCAGCAGTTCAAGCGGCGGGCGCCTGTCTAGAGCCTGCGCCAGTACGATCAGCAGCGAGGCCCAAAGGGTGCACGTCGGCAGCCAGTCCCAGCGACGCATGACGTCGTCGATCACGTGCAGCCAGCCTACGGCCCGTGAATCGATCGCCAGACTCGCAGCGCGAACTCGTGCACGACCGTGAGCCCCGCCATGCACGCCAGCGCCCACTTGCTGACGCGAGCGATCATTGTCCATAGCCACCTCCAATGCTCACGCTCGCGCAGTCGCTCGCTCGCGTCTGCGAGTACTCGCCTGTCTTCATCGCTGAGTCGCGAATCTGGCTCAGGCGGTGACGACTTTCGCGGAGCCACACGGCCTACTTTACGGGCTGCGGGCCGCCGCCTCCGCCGCCGCCGCTGGTTTCGTTTTCAGGCCGAACCCATGCTGCCAAGCGCTCCAGCCACGAGGCCAGCGTGTTGCGGATCGTTTTCATGGCGTCGGTTCCTTCAGGGAGTCGTAGGCCCGCTCGCAGGCCTCGCCGGCGATTCGGGCTTCGTCGGCGTATGCAGCCAGGATTCCCGCGCGCTCGTCAGCGCGGCGCTGCAGGTCGGCGAGCATTCGGGCGGCGGCGCCGGCTGCCTGGCGATCGGCGGCAGTGCAGGAATCTCCGGCGGCGGCACGGGCCTCGAGCTCGGCGACATGGTCGAGCACGCCTGCACGAGCAGCGTCAGCGGCAGCAGCATCGCGGCGCGCGACCGCCAGATTGTTCGATGCGACACGGTTCACCTCCTCTGCCGCGCGAAGGCGGCGGGTCTGTTCGATCAGGGCGCCGTGCAGCGCCTCCTCGCGAAGCCTGGCCGTCTCGGCGGCCTGGGCCATCGCGTCGGCATGCGCGCGCTCGGCGCGGCTCTGCTGCCAGAGGCCCCAGGCGGCCACCAGCGCCAGCGACAGCAGCCAGGCCAGCGCCAGCGCGGCGCGCAGCTTCCACCGGACGGGGGACACCAGGCCCGGCAGCGCGGTCACGGCACGATGCCGGAGAAGGTGCCGGCGCGCTTGATCGTGATGATGCGATTCGCTGCGCGAGTCGGCTGCAGGCGGCTCGTGTGGATCCAGCCACTCGGTGGGAACTCGTTGATCAGCTGGCCGATGCCTAGGTCGTCGACGAACGGCGCCAGCATGCGCGCAACCTCAAGCAGCGAGCCCATCGACGGCGCCTCCCAGTCGACAGCGTCGCCGGTGACGTGGTGGCTGGTGTCGCCGCTGCCGACGGCGCGGTTCACCGGCGGGCTGCGGAACCAGCTTGAGACGTGGATCGGCACCGGCCGCCCGGCCCTGGCAGAAAGGAACGCGCGGATGCGCTCCATCATCGCGGCCGTCTCGCGCATGCGATCGATAGTCGCCGGCGCTGGCATGTTGTCCAACCCGAGGCGCACCGCGGTTTGACTGCGGATGGCCTCGGCGAGGGTGAAGTTTTCCGACAGCTTCATGACTGCGCCTCGGTCTTCGGCTGCCGAACTAGCCGGCCCAGCAGGAACAGAATGCCGAAGACGGCAGGCACGCGGTGCTCTGGCACGCCGACGGCCAACAGAACGGCCTGCTGCCACTCCTCGGGCATGCTGCCCCAGGCTACAGCGACGACTGCCACCTGAACACTGAGCATGCGCACAGACTGGCGCCAGTTGGGAATGATCTCTGGCTTCATGGCGTGAATTCTTCCGCGCGCTGCTCGCCCTTGCCACCCGCAACCGCGGGCGGCTCGCTGTCGGCGGCCCGGCGCAGCAGGTAGTTGACGGTCTGCCTGCTGACGCCGAACTCGTCGCTTACGGCAGCGCGGCTGCGGCCGGCCTTCACTGCGGCCACGATCGCGGCGTTGCGCTCGTCCAGCAGCGCGTCGCGCTCGACGGGCAGCTGCAGGCGCTGGCCTCGGAAGGCGGCCACGAGGCTCTCGGCGGCCACGAGGCCCAGGCGCAGCGCCAGCGGGTGATCGGGCGCGACCTTCATCGGCACGACCAGCTCGCGGCCGCCCCAGCCGCGGCAGAGCTCGATCGCGTCGGTGTAGCCCATCGCGGCGACAAGCTCTTTCACGGTGCGCTGCATCGGGGTTCCTCGTGCTGTTGCGGCGCGGCGATTGTAGAGACGGGCGGCTTCACGCCGACGTAGTCCGCCAGCGCGGCCGCCGCTTCCGTCCAGCTGTCGTGCCACTCGGCCCGGTAGCCAGCCTCGCGCATGAGGTCGAGCCACTCGCGCTGCGCGGGCGTCGGCTTCTCCCTGGGCGCCTTCATTTCAAGCCAGAACGAGCCGAAGCCCTGGCGGCGCAGCGGCAGCAGTAGGTCGCTCACGCCGGCCTTCGCCCCCTCGGCCTTCAGTCGCGCAGCCTCGCGCGGGTTGCGCTTGCCGCCCATCGGCAGGGCCAGCAGATAGGTGCCCAGCGTGGCGCCTGGGCGAATGTCGGCCGCCGGCGGCAGGCGCATGCGGTGCGCCCAGGCGATCAGGGCGACTTGGTGCTGATGTTCCAAGTGCTTCACTGGCTGTCCTTCTCCCGCAGCGCCCGCAGCAAGCGGATCCGTTCGATGATGCCGCGCAGGTAGTCCTCGGCCACCTGGCGCTCGGCCGGGTCTTCGATCGCGTCCACCTGCGCTCGCCATTGGGCCGGCGCGCACAGGCGCTGGATCCGCAGCGCGTGCCCAAGGCCTCTGTCGCGTGTCGTGAGCGGCGGTCGCGACATCACGCGGCCAGTCTCACCGCCATGGCGACCTTGGACAACGCGCAGGCCCGCAGTTGGCAGATCCGCGAATCTGAGACTCCGAACCGTTCGGCTATCGCGGCCTGCGTCATGTCGTCGTCGTAGAACATGCTCAGGACGGCCTGCTCCCGCTCGCTCAGTTGACCGGATGCCGAGACTGCTGCTTCCACCTGCTGTTTCAGTTCCAGCCACGTCTCTGGATTGGCCAGCGGGCATGCCGGAATCAGATCGATGCCGTCGGCGTCATCCATAGCTGCCGCCGCCGGCGCCGCGTATCGCAGAGCGTCAAGGCCTTCCACCGACATGCCAATCTCGCCAGCGATCTCCGCCGTCGTTGCGGCCCGGCCAAGGCGGTGCTCGAGAAGCTGCTGCGCCAGCGCCGCTCGCCGCTGCGCGCTCCTGTCGCTGCGCAGCGCCTCGTCGAACGATCGGAGCATGTCCATCATGGCTCCGGCGATTCGCGGTTCGGCGTATGTCTGTAGCGATGCGCCGCGGCTTGGGTCGTAACGCTCCACGGCCTCCAGTAGTCCGATCATGCCGGCCTGCATGAGATCGTCGATCTCAACGCTTGCCGGCAGGGTCGCGAGCATCTTGTGCGCGATTCGCCTCACCATCGGCAGATTGGCCATGAGCGCCGCGCTGGCCGCATCCATCAAGGCACCTGCGAGCGGATGCCGAGGCGCCGCAGCAGCGCCCACGCGTCATGCACCTCAGCCTGCGCCTGCTGGCGCAGGGTGTCGAGCGGCATCGTCGCGCAGGCGAGCATGCGGGCCTCGGATGCGGTCAGGTCGCGCGTGTCTGGCGCGCGCTCAGGCGGCGCCGGAGGCAGGCGGCGCATCGGCCAGCTCGCGCGCGATGCCGCGGACGTGCGCGGCAATGACTGCGTCTCCGCCGCTGATCTCGCTGCCGCGGCTCATCGACGCGGCGAGCTTGCCCAGCGCCTCGGCGTGCAGCCGCATCGCCGCGAGGTACGCGGGGTCGGCCAATGCGGGCTTGGTGAGGGCGTCGGCGGCGGCGCGCTGCGCAGCGGCGGCGGCCTGGCCGGCCTCGGCCACGGCCTGCTCGGCGTCGGCGCGGGCCTGCTGGGCGCGGACGCTGGCGGCATCCGTGTGGAGTCGCGCCAGGCGGTGCCACTCGTCGCGGGCCGGCCCCGGCTCGGCCGGGTATGTGGGCAGCGCGGGAAGGGCTGGCAGAACGAGGTCAGGCGTGTCGGTGGGCATGATTGCTCCGGATGATGAGGGTCGGGTATCGACTGTATTGCATTGATCTGCGAGGTATATAGGGTCTTACACAGTAGTTCGGTGTATTGGCGGGGGTGGGATGGTCATGCGGCACGAGGCATCTGCTCGGCGTCGCGGAAGGATGAACTGCGAGGAGAGCATCAGGCTACCCCCTTCTTCAGCACCCACACCCGAGCCTGGCGACCGCTTGGCGTTTTCCTGGTCACGTCGCACAGGATCATGCTGCGGTCCCGCTCTCGCATCACCTCGACGATGTTGCCCGCCCGGAGCTCGTTCATGCGCTTGCCGATGGCATGCGCGTCCAGCCGGCAGTACGCGGCGATCTCGTGCACGGTCAGGCCTCGCGCGCCGTGATCCTTCAGCGCCTGCAGGATGACGGCATGGTGCTCGCCGGCGAAGTTCGGCACCTCGAGGGCGGCCAGCTTAGACGTGCTTGGCGCGCCGCGGCGGGCAAGCTTGCGCGGCTCCGGCGGATCTGTGAACGCTGGCGCGGCGAAAAGGTCGGCTTGCATCATCACGGCCGCACCTCGCAGGCAGGATCGTGCCTGCCGTCGATGTCGCAGGGGTGCGCTGTGAGAAAGCCGGCGGCGATCGCGGCCAGCGCGAAGATCACGAGGATCAGTTTCGTTCTACGGTTCATGGTCGGTTGCCTTCCTGCCGTCATGCGACGGTCTTCGTTGCGAGGCCGCCGATCAGTGCGGCGACCCGTTCTTGCCCGGCCAACAGCGCCGGCCGGCGGTCTTCGATGCCTGGCAGCAGCTCGACGGCAGCGTGCGCGATGCTCAGGCGCCCCAGGCGCACGGCTTCCTGCAGCACTGCCTCACGGCCGCCCGGGTCGTGGCCCAGCGATGGCGACCAGCGCACCGGCTTGCCGTCGTCGCGGGCCTGAGCCACGAGCCGGCCGTAGGACTCCCGGAAGGCCATCCGCGCGCCGATGCGATCGCCCTCGGCGAGCAGGTGCCGCGCTACTCCGTAGGCCGCAGCCATTTCATCAGTCCACACTGTCGAGCCGGCCTCGTCCTGCGGGATCATGGCCCAGGCCTCCTCGGCGCCAGGGCGGCCGTCGTCGAGCCGGCTCAGGACGTCCTGCACCGTCAGCAGCCCGCGCACCTCGCGCCGGCAGCGGCGCAGCGCGCCCAGCACCTGCGCCTCGGGATACCGCGACAGGTCGTCGACGAAGACCGCGGCGGCCGCTGGCGAGAAGGTGCGCCCGCACAGCTCTGCCGTCACCGCGACGGCTTGGATCAGTTGCTCACTCGGCATGCTCTGCCCCTTGTTCCTGCTGCTCCCGTTCGGCCCGCGCCTTCGCCAGCAGCGGCGCGAAGGCGTCGAGATTCGTCTGCGTGCGGTCGGCCTGCTGGGCGGCTGTAGCTGTGATCTGGCGTCGCGTGGCCCACTCGGTGCGCAGCTTCTCGGCATCCTTCAGTAGCCCGCCGACGGCGTGTCCTCCGCGCACGTAGAAGGCGCCGTTGTGCCCGACGTAGAAGGCCGCGACGTGGGGCGCCTCCTCGGCGCCGAGGCGGCCGACGAACTGCGCCATCTGCGCGTTCGTGGTGGCGTTGCGCACCGGGTCGGTGCCGTACCGCTGCACGAAGGCCCCGGTGTAGGCATCCCAGGCGGCGTCGGTCGGCTTCTCTGCCCGCGGCTTCCGGGCGCCGGCGGGTGCCGCTTGCGGCCCCGGCGGAAGCACGGTTGCGGTTTCGGTTTCCGGTTCCCGGTTCTCGGTTCCGGTTCCGGTTCCGGTTACGGTTACGGGTAGAAGTGCGCGCGGATTGCATACACCTGCGCGCATCCGCGTGCATCCGTCATGCAGGGGTGGGAATTTGCTCTCCTTCGCGCGCGGCGCGTTGTCCCACTTCCGCATCTGCAGGTATGGTTTGCCCTCGACGGCGTAGAGGTCGAGCAGGCCCGCGTCGGCCAGCTCGTCAAGCAGCTCGGCGCAGCCGGCGGCGTCGACGGCCGCCTTGATCGGGAAGCATGCCGCCTTCACCATCGCGGGCCTGGCGTCGGCGCGGCCGAAGTCGTCGACGGTGACGAGCAGCCGGTAGAAGAGCACCTCGGCGGCAGGCCTCAGGCGGTCGATCGCCTCGCTGTCGCGGATGCCCGGCTTCAGGTAGCGCGTCGGCATCAGGCGGCCCTCACGTCGCTGCGCAGCCACTCGGGCACCGCCCACAGCGTCATGCCCAGGCCCTCGGCGATCGTGGCCTCGAGCTTCGCGCCGCGGCTTTCCGTCCACCCGGGCAGCAGGGCCACGCCGTCGCAGTCGACGAGCGCCTTGATATCCGCGCGCATGCAGTCGAGCCACCGCGCGTTCGGTTCAGGGTTGAGCTCGGCGGGGTTCACCACCTCGAAGCCAGCGGCGCGCAGCTGGGCCGCCGCTTCGTGGAAGGCGGGGAAGTTCAGCAGCGGCTTGCCGGTCATCGGGCCGGAGACGTATAGGCGCGGGCGCTTCACGCTGCAGCCCTCGCCTCGCGCGCCAGCGCGTCGAGCACCTGCATCGGCGTCACGACGTTGCCGCCGAGATCGCACAGCGCCTTGATCCTGCCGGCCGGCACGCTGCCGCGGTCAAGCCAGCCGCTCACCGATGCCGCGGAGATCCCGAAGTGCTCGGCCACCTTCGAGACGCCACCAGCTGCGCCGACGGCTGCGCGCACCACCTGATGCGCCGTCGCGTTGTCTGCCATGTGTTCCCCTTCATAGTTGCAGCGCGATGCTATTTCCGATAGCCTGATATTGCAAGCCCCGAGGAACAAAATCCCCACCTATGCACTCGGATACCACCGCGGCGCTGGCGCTGCTGATGTAGGGGCGAAGTGCAAGAAGACTGTGAAAGCCGGGGCCGCTGTCCCGGCATTTTTTCGCCTTGCATGCTACTGCAAGTTGCGCCGCGCTCCGCTACGATGTAGCATTGCGATGCGCGCTCGGCGATAGACCGGCGGCATCACAGGACGACAACCACCCATGAGCAACCTACCTGCGGTGCGCGAGCAGCGCGCCTTCTCCCTCACCGACATGCGCGACATGGCCGGCGCCCTGGCCGAGTCGAAGCTGTTCGGCATCCAGACGCCGCAGCAAGCCTACGCGCTGATGCTGATCGCCGACGCCGAGGGCCTGCATCCGGCCAGCGTGGCGCAGGACTACGACGTCATCCAAGGCCGCCCGGCGCGCAAGACGCACAGCGTGCTCGCCCGCTTTCAGCAGGCCGGCGGCAGCGTGCAGTGGCACGACTTCACCGAGCAGGTCGTGAGCGGCACGTTCAGCCACCCGAAGGGCGGCAGCGTGCGGATCGAGTGGAACCTCGACATGGCTGCCCGCGCCGGCCTGCTGAACAAGGACAATTGGAAGCGGACACCGCGCGCCATGCTGCGCGCCCGGTGCATCGCCGAGGGCGTGCGCGCGACCTTCCCGGCAGCGCTGGGCGGCGCGATCGTCACCGAGGAAGCGCAGGATCTCGACGTCGTCGCCACCCAGTCCGACGGCACCACTGTCGTTCAGCCGCCTGCAGGCCCGACGGTGGCGCGCAAGCCACGGCCCAGCGCCGCACCGGCGCCGGCCGACGTAGTCGACGCGACGCCTGCCACTAGCGCCGGCGCGAGCGCCGAGGAGAATGCGGCTGTGACGGCGCCGGTCCAGGCCGCCGCGCCCGCGCCTAGCGGCGACCGCATGGTCGGCCAGGGCGAGATCGCCTACCTGGGCAACAAGGCGCGCAGCATCGGCGCCGATCTGGCCGAGGTGGCCGCGGCCGTCGGCTTGCATGGAGTGGTGATCGAGGCCGGCAAGCTGTCGAAGGCCGACTTCGACACGGTGAAGGCCGAGCTGCTGAAGCGGGGCGCGTGATGCCCTTCTTCTCATTCGACGAGGCCTCGCACACCTACGCCCTCGACGGCGTGAGGCTGCCGAGCGTCACCCAGCTGCTCAAGGGCGCCGGCATCGGCCCTGACTTCAGCGCGGTGCCGCCGCAGCTGCTCGAAGCCGCGCGCGCCTTCGGTTTGGCCGTGCACCTAGCCTGCGAACTCGACGACCTGGGCGAGCTCGACGACGACGGCACCGATGCGCGCGTCATGGCTTGCGTGCACGCCTGGCGCCGCTTCAAGATCGAGAACGACGTCGAGGTGCTCGCCACCGAGCAGCGGCTCTACCACCCGACGCTGCGCTACGCCGGCACGCTTGACGGCCTGGTGCGGATGCGCGCGTGGCGCGGGCACGGCACCGACATCGTGCTGGTCGACCGCAAGACCGGCCTGCAGCCGCACCCGTCCTTCGGCGTGCAGTTGGCTGCCTACGAGGAGCTGCTGCACGTCAACGACGCCGACCTCGGACCAGGCTCTCAGATCCGCCGCGCCAGCGTTCATCTGTTTGACGACGGCACCTATCGTTTGCACCGATTCACGAATCACAGCGATTCAGCATGCTTCATGGCATGCTTGGCGCTGCACTCCTGGAAGGAAGCCACCAAGTGAACGACACCACCGCCACCATCCCCGCTAGCGTCGCGATCGCAGCGCCCAGCAGCGCCGACCTGCAGCGCGGCGCCGCCAGCGCGCTCGACCTCGTGCAGTCCTTCGAGGTCGTCGACGCCGCAACATTCGAGATCGCGGCCGACGAGCTCAAGGCGATCAAGCGCAAGATCGACGCGCTGAACGAGAAGCGCCTCGGCATCACGAAGCCGCTCGACGCCGCGAAGGCCGCCGTCATGGCGCTGTTCAAGCCGCCGATCGCGCTGCTCGAGCAGGCCGAGGGCATCCTGAAGCAGAAGATGCTCGGCTGGCAGCGCGAGGAGCAGCGCAAGGCCGAGGAGGATCGCCTAGCGCGCGAGCGTGCCGCTCAAGCCGAGCGCGAGCGCCTCGAGGCCGAGGCGAAGGCCCTAGCCGCCGAGGGCCGCACCGGCGAGGCTGCCGTGAAGGATCAGGTCGCGCAGATGGTCGTCGCGCCTCCCGCGGCCGTGCCGGCGCCGCCGGCCGTGAAGGGCATCAGCACCAGCACCACCGTCGACTTCGAGGTCGTCGACCTGCTGGCGCTGGTTCAGCACGTCGCGCAGCGCCCCGAGCTGCTGGCGCTGCTGGCCGTCGACTCCGTGAGGCTGCGCGCCCAGGTGCGTGCGACCGGAATGGCGACGAACCTGCCGGGCGTGCGCGTGTTCGAGAAGCAGACCCTGGCGGCTCGCCGCTGATCACAACCCAGGGCGGCCTCGCGCCGCCCCAGCACCACGAAAGACCGGCAGCATGAAATTCAAGACCTACACCATCACCGTCTACAAGGCCGCCGACGGCTGGCGCTGGCGCATGAAGGCCGCGACCGGCCGCACGGTGGCCGACAGCGGCGAGGCCTACGCCACGAAGCGCGGCGCCGAGCGCGCGGCCTACGCCGTGGTCGACGCCTCGATCCTCGTCAACGTCCAAGGAGTGCACTGAGCATGAAACTGATCGGACTCTGCCGCCTCGGCCGCGACGCCGAGGTGCGCTACAGCCCCGACGGCACGCCCGTCGCGGCCTTCTCCGCGGCCTACAACCACGGCCGCAAAGTCGACGGCGAGCAGCCGACGCAGTGGATCGACTGCACCTTGTGGGGCACGCGCGCCGAGAAGCTGGCCGACTACCTGAAGAAGGGCACTCAGATCGAGATCATCGGAGAGCCGTGCGTCGAGACGTTCGAGAAGCGCGACGGCTCGCCGGGCTGGAAGCTGGCCGTGCGGATCGACGACCTGCAGTTCGCCGGCAGCCGCGAAGGCGGCGAGCAGCGCCAGGCCGCGCCCGCACCGGCACCGCGCGCAGCTGCACCGGCGCCGCGGCCCGCTGCGAAGGGCACGGGCACCGGCTTCGACGACATGGACGACGACATTCCCTTCTAGGCCATGAGCACCGACACCACCACCACCCCGAAGCGCCCGGTCTTCCGCCTGGCCGGCATCGCCGAGATCAAGCACCTCAACGTGCGCAAGGAAGGCCCCGACGACGAGAAGATCCTGGCCGTCGACGTGAAGCTCGCCTTCACGAAGGTAGACCGTGCGCTCTGCGCCTACTTCGACGAGTCCCTCGAAGCCTTCCTATGGCGCGCCGAGTCGGGCGGGATCATGGCCGCGCGCAACGGCTTCATGCACCAGGTGGCCTACGCGAACGCGATCACCAGCGCCAGCGTGAAGATCGACGGCGCCAGCTTCGTCGGGTGCGAGGTGAAGAAGTTCGCCCTGCAGCCGCGCGACGGCGGCACTGTCGACGTCACCTGCAGCGCGTCGCTCTATCCGAGCGGCGGCGACATCGCCGAGCTGGCGAAGCGCGTGCAAGACGGCGCGCGCGTCGAGATCGAAGGGCCGCCCGACCTGTTCGACGGCGACGGCGGCGCGGCCGCAGCCGGCAACACTTCCACCACCTGACGAGGATCCCATGAGCACCGAAGCGCAAGTCCTATACGTGCCCGAGATGGCAAAGCTGCTCGGCCGCACCGAGGCCGCCATCCGCAGCGCCGTCGCGCGTGGCGGCGCCGACTGGCTGCCGCCGCGCTTGAACACCCGCCGCCTGTCCTGGCGCCGCGCCACCGTCGACGAGTTCCTGCGGGGCCTGGAGACGCGGCCGGCAAAGGGGAAGAGGTCGTGAGATTCACCGGCCTCGCGCTCGCCTGAGGCGCGCTTGGCCTTTCCATCGGCGGCACGCTTGGCGTGATGCTCATGGCATGCTTGGTGATGAGCATGGATCGCGACGACCAGCAGCAGTGGAAAGGGCCGCACCGATGAGCACCGAACCCGAACCGCTCGCGCAACACGACTTCGAGATCGACATCATGGCGCCGCCGATGATGGTCGGCGCTCAGGTGGCCGACGCCGTGCTTCCGCTCGTCACGAAGGTCGCATGCGATGGCATGACGCACGCCGAGCGCCTGCTCTTCTGGCACGGCCTCATGGCCGCCATCACGGCCGCGATGGGCGCCCAGGTCGGCCTCGTGCAGTCCGAGGGCATCATGGCCGCCTGCATCGGCTACGGCCGCAGGATGGCCGCGAAAGAGGCTGAGGCGGCGAAAGGAGCACACTGATGAACGAAGCAGCACGAGCCGCCTGGGCGCGGCTTGCTGATATCAGAAAGCCGATACGCGGCCAGCCTGACCTACTCGCGCAGACCATCCTGAAGGTCCTTGTGGTCGAAAAAACGGATTGGGAGGAGGTCGAGGTCGCGCACATGGAAGAGATCGGGCTCGGCCTGAAGACAACCGCATACGCCATTTGGCTTCGCGAGAATGGCCTTCGGCAGCGCCGCAACCCGCGCAAGTGGGTGAGATTCGTTCTGGCGCCACAAACCGCTTCCGACATAGCCGAGGCGGCGAAAGGGGGGCACTGATGCGCCCCGTCGGCAAGTGCGCCCACTGCGGCGCAGACACCTTCCTCGGCTCGCTCGTCATCGGACCGGGACTGCTCGGCTCGCAGCCGGTCTACTGCGCGACCGAGGGCTGCGTCGCCGCGGCGTTCAGCGAGGGGTTAGGCGCGTGGTTGCCGATAGCCACTGCGCCACACGACGGCACGATGGTTCTGGTGAACGACACCACGCCGGGCTATACGCCGTGGGTGGCTGCCAGCTACCTTGACGGCGAAGAGTGGAGCGGATGGGTTTACGACGATGCGACAACGGCCGACAGCAACCCGCTCGGGCCGAACCCGACGCATTGGCTGCCTGTGCCGCCACTGAGCGCCTAACGTTCGAGTTAAGCCGCCCGCGGAGGACGGACGGCTTGCCCGTGCGGCCGATGATGAACCAAGGCGGCTGCGCGGGCAAGCTGGCCGGCCGTAGCGGGTCGGCTTGAACGAGTGGTTAGGCCCCATGTTGAACGAAGCAAAGGAAAGACGATGACTGACTTTGAAGCGCAAGTGAAGGCCGCCGCCGAGAAGGCTGTGCTGCACCATGTGAGCAGCGGCCAATGGTTGCTGCCGAACTACGAGAGCCGCCTGAAGGTGCCGGCCGAGTGGATGGCCGAAATGTGGCGCCTGGTGGACGCCGACCGGGTGCGCCGGCAAGTGGTGGAGCGCATCGAGGCCGAGCTGGCCGAGCGCATGGTGAACCACATGGCGGCTGAGCTGGCGACCGACATCAAGCAGATTCTGAGCGTGAAGGAGCGCCGCGAGGCCCTTCGTGCGCTGGCCCGAGAGCACATGGACGCGGTGATGAAGGCTGGGGCCTAACGCCAGCATGAGCAGGCGCGGGTGAAAGGTGGCAGAGCGCGGCGTAGCTGTTCGCGCTCTGCTCGATGCGACAGTTATGCAGCGCCCTGGTGGCGCACAACGAAGGGATAAGGATGGACAGGAAAGCAGCAACCAAAGAATGGCGCGATGTGACGCGCGGCGCACCCGAAGGAGCGCCGACTGGCCGCACCGTGCATGCCTTTGCGCAACGTGTGGAAGCGCTGGCGATTGCTGGCGCAGACAAGCGACACGCAGCCAAACAGTTGGTTGGCGCGCAGTTGGCGAACGTGGCCTTTAACTTGGCTCAGCGCGTGGGCCATCCCATCAGCACGCACGATGCGGAGATTCTGGACAAGCTGCGCCGCGCGTGGGATGGGGCTGTTGGGTGATGCATAACGAT